CTGATATTGTATCATAATACATTGTCCCTCCAAATTTTATATTTGTGAGTCTTCTTCTACCAAATCTAGGATTATAAGCAGGTACATTCCATATCCATGGAATATGTTCATCTGTATTTAAATAGTCTCTCGCATTCAATACAGCAAATTTTCTCCACTCGGAATCATCTGCTGATGAAGATTTAAATTGTGCTATACCGCTTGGATATAAAGCGGATAAGGGACCTTTTGCTAATGTTCCTGACATAGGTATAAAGCCTGCGCCTGACGAGGGTATGGCACTTGTATAATAAACATCATTTAATCTACTCAATGCGGAAAGTGGTGATTCCGCTTTTATATAACCACCGTGTCCAATAATTTTTCCGTCACCGTTTCTTGGATACCAGGAAGAACCCCAACTCATATTAACAATCGTTGGTCTTTTATATCCCGTTTTAGGATCAATCGGCTTATTTCTATGCCATAGTTTTATTAAGTCAAATGAATCGTTAAGTGATATACATTCAGATGCTGGTGTGCCTGTAGCACCACCAACGGCTATTTTGTGTGCATAGATTCTGGCATTTTTAGCCCAGCCATATGTTTTACCGGCTACGGTACCTGCAACATGTGTTCCGTGTCCATGTCTATCTGTATAATGTGCGGAAGGCATTTGTGTAGATAAAGGAAAGGAAGAGGCCGCAGTTCCTATAGCTGATGTATGATACCAGTTTATTTGCTGAAGTCTTGATACACCATTTTCGTCAAAAAATTCTGGATGATCGGCTTGTATACCTGAGTCTTGAATTACTACATCTACACCTGTTCCATCCATTGAAAATCGATACTCATCAAATTCTGAAAATGCTTGTTGTTGCATTCCAAAAGCATATCCAGTAGAAGATGTTGCTTTACCGGATGCGGGTCCACCGGAAATAATAGGTCTTAAATAGCACCATTTAGGTAATCCGGTTAAGGCTATGTTATATGGTTCTGCTGTTCCTTTTTCTCGTTCGAAGGCATCTCTAATAAATGAATTACCAGTAACCGGTATATATGTGTGTAAAATTTTAGCAAAGTCTTTATGTCCAGATGTTCTCTCACTTCCTGTTCCTCTTCCATTTCGACCTACACTACCTATAGTACCGTCTTCGTTTATTGTGAGATTAACGGAGACCTGTCTGTTTAATTTTATAAAAGGACCAGATTGAACTGAGTTTAAATGAAGTATTACATGTGGGTCTTTCTCTGGCGGTATTGTAACACTTTGAACTCTATGGTCTTTTAAAAGACACTTAGCCTCTTCTTCGGTCAAATCATAGTGTGTGTTTACTTTAGAAGCTACTCTTGGATTAATTACGTCTACACATCTTGAAGGTACTGATGATCCACCACCTTCTCTACACATTTCTTTGCAGAATTCGTCATGATCTTCACCTCTAACTAATGTTACAATGTACTCTTTTCTTTGAGTAGACATTTTTACGCCTCCTAGTGTAAGTCAACCCAAGAGCCATTTACTCTTGCCTGCACCTTATTGGTTGTAGTATTTAATATAAGGTCTCCATCTATTGCAAATAGATTATTTCTTTGACTTGTTGTAAAAGATGCGAGTCTAAAAGGTGAATTACTTATTATGACCGATTCGCTTGCTGACAATGTTATTGTAGAGTTACTAGCTATAACAGGTGATCCTGTTCCTGTGTTTTCTATTCTTTCATAATTTAAAATCGATACACCACTTAAAGTACCTTTAAAAACATTATTTGAATTTTTAAAGTAAACTTGTTCATCTACAGAATTAGATGAAAGTGTTTTTACTAAAGTACCTTTTGTTGCAGATGTGGTAAAGCTTGGCATTATTTATCTCCTGATAATCTCTTAGTGTATGTACCACCAAAAGGATGTCTAACATCAGTATCATCTATCTCAGTTCCTGTTTTCATACCGACAGTTGTTGTGGTCATTTGTTCTTCTTTTTTCACGACTCCTTTTACCTCAGAAGTTGACCATGTATTTGCGTTTGGTACATAGTTTGCAATTTTAGCCAAAATATTTTTATCTATACTGTTTTTTGATAATGCTGGTTTACCTGATCTTTTAACATAAAAATAATCAGCCTGTTTGATGTACTTACCACCTGATTTTCCTATTTCTAATTCGGTATCAACATTAACTTTATTAAATGCGAAAACAATATCACCATCCATATATCTTTTCAGACCTTTACCCATGTTAACAATATCCAACATGGTCTGGGAGGCACCTCGATGAGTATTCACAAGAATCTCAACGGGTACAACTCGACCTCTAGATGGATTTAGATTTTGTTTCTTAGCAACTTCAATATCATTAACTACCCAGACGATGTGTATGTTTTTAGGATCGTAATTAAACTGTCTTGCTAATCTGGTTATATTATCCAACTTCTGTAAATCTTTTAGTGTAACATCGAATATGACATTTGGTTTTTCTTTTGCACCGCTATAAAACATACTCTTAAAGAATACTTGCTGTGCCTTACTTGGTAGATTTAATTCTCTTCCAATTATATCATGTAGCTTGGATACATCATCACCCTTTAATAAATTTATTTTGGATAAGTCTACTCCAAATTCATCTTGAACTTTCTTGTTAAGCTTGGGTGCTTTTAAGGCCTTTGATTTTAAATCATCAACATCAAATACTTTACCTTCTAATCCGATTAGCTCTTTTAGAACAAATCCTTTACCTGAACCGGCACCACCTGCGAGTATCAGTAGGTTACCAGACCTTGGATAAGCTTTATTCGCAAAGGTAATTAATTTTTCATCTACTTGCTGTGTTTCGTAAAATTTCTTAAATCTCATTTTTTTTCTCCTCAATTTTTACTACAAGGTTTGAATCACCTTTTATAATTCTATGATACTCATTCTTATTTACATGAATTATGTCACCTTTATTGAGGTTTACTGGTAATTGATTATCGTATTGAAATTTCCAGTTTTCACCTTCTAAAACCGTTATCTTTCTATCTTCATGATCTCTATGCCAGACGAAATTTCCGACTGGTTGATTTACATCAAAGTATCTCAATCCTTCTTTATCTATATATGGGTTTACCAAAAGTAGTCTCCTCCACCTTCGAGTCCTAACTCTTTTGCATACATAGGTAATCTACAAGACCAGTACCCTGGCTTGGTCTTATCATTCTTTGTGTCACATCTATGTCTTGATGCAAAGTTTTTGGCTGCCGATCTGTCGTTTATTTTAGCTTTTAAACCCGTTGTGTCACCAAACTCGATTTTGATTATATTACCTTTGTCGTTCTTTACATATACATAGAACTTTTTAGAACCACCTCTTTTTGGTGAATCTAATTCGACTTCTCTACCATCATATTCAGCTTCGACTAAAGGTATATCAAGAGGTATTCTTTCACCTTCATATTCAGACCACTGACCTAAATCAGTTTCAATGAAAAGTTTTCTAGTTAAGTCATCAACTTTTGGATATTTATCTATGTTCTCGGAAAGTTCCTTTGTTAATTCATAGTATGCGTCAGAATGAGGTCTGTACACATTGTGAACAGGTACATTGTTTTTATTTGCATACTCTACGATTTTATCTAAAGGTTGAGTTTGCTCTTCAATATTACTGTATATTTCTTTGAATGTTTTCATTTATTCCCTCACTATTTGGCTATATTTACAACATAACAGTGAGAAAATAATCTATCGACCAACTGCATTCAAATACTTTTCTCTAGCTTCTTCCCAAGTCATATGAAGCATGTCCGAATAGTAAAGACTTTCGTCTAGATTCAAACGACCTTGGTTCTCTAATGATTTAAATCGCTTAGATGCATATTTGTTTTTCCATTTGTTAACAATGGTTTCTACACTGAAGTCTACATTCTTTTTAAGTTCTTCATGTGTAATCTCGTTTCTAAGATATGCATCGGTATTTTCATAGAATCTACAGAAGTAAACACCTCTTCTATGTTCTGATCTTATTTCATCACGATCGATGTTTAAGTTCTTTTTAGCAAATGCTGTTATGATAAATCTAGTCTTAGAATCTTTGAAGCCTGTCCAACCTTTTGGTCCGGGTTTTAATGCAAGATTGTACTTCCAATAATTCCAAGGGTCATTGACTTTCATCCAGTCTTTAATTAACTTTCGATTATCGGGTGTGGGGTCAACCATCACAGTACCATTGGAGAATCCCATAGTCTTCCAATATGGTTTAAGACCTGAGTATTGTGATACTGGTTTGTCACCTGCTGATTTGTCATATAAGCTGGTCGTAGTACAACCACCAGGAAAGTCACCATACTTTTCATACCATGCTTTCTGAACAACATCAGATGTAACTAACATAGCTAATAGTTTGCCACCAGTAAAGTTGAAACCAAGAGGTTGTGTAGGAACGATTGTGGAACCAATGTAAGTTCTGTTGATTAAATGTTCCATAGACCTTTGTTCACGAGTCCAACCAATCTTGACATCACGACATGTGAGGTCAAGAAAGTCTGAAGATACACAAAAGACACCTAGGTATTTTCCGGTAGGCTTGTCTCTTACGATAAAGAATAAATTTCTACCTAAGTTCTGGTTATTAGGCATTGTGCTAGTAAATGTTCTCAGGGTATTCCAGATGAATAATAGATTTTTATTATCTTTTGTGGATATAACCTCTATATCTAGTTTTTCAAAATCTTCATATGAAGTCGGTCTCCAGATATTTTCACGAATCTCAAGTATCTGTTGCATTACTTTTGGTTTTACCCAAGCAAACTTTGTTTGTATCTCATTCCATTTTGTCCACAAAGTATACTCTTCAACCGGCATATTTCTCTTGAATCTAAAATCTTCAAGTAAAGTATTTCGAAGTTCTTCTGTATCTGTTGGATAATCAGGTATAAACTCTTGTGGATAGAGTCGTCTACACTCTTCATAAGATGCTTCTAAAAATTCATTTCTTTCATCTAAAGAAAGACTTGTCCACCTAACACCTTCATATTTTTCAGGGTTGTGTGTATATCTCATATTTCCTCTATTTTTAAAATACAACCTTTTGGTATTACAATTTTATCCGCTAGGCTATCAAAGCCTTGTTCTGAATAGTATCTAGATGTAACTAGTCTTATCCATGTTTTACTAGAGTTGTCTACCCAACCAACTGTTTCAGCTTTAACAGGTTCTATCTCATTGTCAGTATGAAGTTCGGCTTGAATATCTTCCCATATTACTAGGACCCTCATACCTTTTTTTACCTGTTTCATACTACACCATTTAGCTTACTTTTTTTTGATTTTTTAACGAAACCTTTTTCTGTTTCTTAATCTTTCTTTCAATCTTATCGGAATCATAAGATTTTTTCTTCTTGGCTTTATCGCCTTGTTTTCTATTGTAGCTCATTGTACTGAATCGTTTAGAACAGATCATCAAGGTCTGGAATATCCTTCAGAACATCATCAACATTGATCTCATCTGTTACCAAATCTTCCTTTTCTTTTTTATCAACTTCTTCTTCTTGGTCTACATCTGTAATATCAATATCATCAATATCAATATCATCCGTATCAGATACATCAGAGGAACCCATTTCTACTATATTTTCGGTATTTTTATCCTCAGCTTGTTTAATAGGTTGTGTATCTTCTGTATTCCCTATTGAAATATCAAAGTCATCTTCTGGTAAATCAGAGGGTGCAGTATGTTTTGCCAAAAAGGCCTTTAACTCCATCTCGGTCGAGTATGAATATAAAGAGTCAAAGTCTATAGCTTCAATTTGTGATACTGGTATATCAATATCATGAGGCTTACTACCAAACTGGAACTTAAGTTCTTTTCTAGTATATGGTTTACCTGTGTATTGATTAATTCTTTCAGAACCATCTTTATTCTTTTGAGCAACTTCTGAAACAACAACTGCCAGGTCAACCGCACCTTCACCGTTAAAGACAGGTGACTCATGTTCTTTACCTTTAACTTGTTCACATAATCTCTTATAAATATCACGGTCACGAATTAAGAAAAGCATAATACGACCATTATTTTCAGGTACATTAGGGTCAGAAATAATATAAGCTGGTATAAATGCAACAAATTGTCTACGCATCTTTCTATGATTTGCACTAGCTACTTTATTACTAAAGTTAGTAGACTTCGCAAGTTCAAATTGATTATTTGAATACTGACAAATAGGACAGTTCTGCCATGCATTCTTAATATTAAGATATGGTGATGTAGGACAAGTAACAAAATCGACTGTTAACTTTCCGTTTTCATCTCTATCATAAACTGTATGATTATATTGTTCTATGAAAGGTATATTACGATTACTGTTTTCATCTACAAACCATAAAAGTCTCATTCTATAATAAGAGCCTTCTGGTGTTGGTGTTGGTGTTAGAAAATTTTTCCACATTTGGTCATTGTTATTATTTCTACCGGCACCTGATTTTTTAAGTGCTTCAGTTAATGACCCACTTGTTAGCTTAATAGACATATGTTCTCCTTGTTATATAAATTATTATACCTATAATTTTATTTTTTTAATACTTTTTTTATGTTGTTGTTCACTACAGCCGAAACGCTAGGTAATTCAACACCTTTTACGTCAACAAACGATTGTATTGTGTTACCTCTAAGTGCATCTCTATGTTTTATCACAGTGTTTTCCAGTATACTTGCAATATCAGGTTCTATGTTATACTTTATAGACTTTAGTACATCTAGTGGTAGAAGAGATAAGAAATATTTTGACAGTCTATTAGACGCTATGTGCAAACCTAAAACTTCACCTTTTATCGACTCTTCTAAATACTCTTGTAGGTTTTTGAGATCATTCTCTTTACAGAACTTCACAATAAACTTCATACTTGATATTGTTTTCTCAACAACCTTATTTGAGTTTGACATTGCTTCTGCTTTTTTATGTCTATGCGACCACATCTCAAGATTGGAAGGATTTAGAAGTTGTTTAGGATGGAAATATTTTCCTTTAAATTTCTTTGCTACCATTGGAATATACTCGTGAAGATTTATCTTGTAGTCTCTTGCTACTATCGAAAGCTTTTCGAAGCATACCCACTTTGTTGTGTCTTCTCGGTGTTTATCAAAGTTCTTGAATCTTCTTATGTATATACCTTTGGATTCTTTCTGATAATACTTCCAATATAACCAACATGATTCTTCTGGTGTGTACTCGTACATATACTAAAAAGGATAATTAGGTTCTTTACAAATTTTTTCGTTTAACTCTCTCTTCAAGTGTGGTGTTATTATAGTAGTATTATAATTATATGTTAGTATAACTAGATATTTTAAATCAACTTTTAATCGATTAAGAAAGTCACACAACAACTCCCTGTCACGATATATATCTTTCATCTTTGATGCCATCTTTTCTTTTTTAAAACTACCTGCATATTCAGATAGTATACTTTCAAAAAGATTCATATCGATCTTTACATGTGTTGCTGTTTCTTCGTCATCAAAGAAGTTGTTTAACATTAGAATAATCCTCCGAAGTCATCGTCATTATTGTTTTTAACAGAGTCAACAATGTCACCTGCATCGTTACCTGTTTGAACATCGAAATCATCAATGACTAAGGTTTCATAATCAATAGATAATCTATTTCTAACATGATTTTTACCATATCTGTTCTTTAGAAATTTTGCGTTGATGCAACCAGCTTCGATGTCATCTTCCTCTTGTGATAGTGCAATAACGACATCGGCAGTGTGTGCGATACCTTTTGACTCACTTGTATTTTCAAGGCCTATGTTTGATGTATTATAACCTTCTGTATTGACCTGTGTAGCGGTAACAACTGGTCTACCAAATTTGGCACTCAAGGCTCTTAAGTCACGAGCAACATCACCAACTCTTTCATACATTGTAGAATTGTATGTCTTGTTTTTTGGTAACATCAAGTTCAAATAGTCTACAAAGATAATATCAGGTGTTCTTCCAATAGTCTTTATAAGTTTATCAATATAGTTCTCTAAATTCATTGTAGTAACACTATTTTCTGGAAATCTTTTAACCACCAACTTTGAGCCTGGATGTTGAGTGAAATATTTCTCAATCTTGGCTTGTGAGTCTTTTCTGGTTTCACGAAGATTATCAATGTTATTACCCGAAATGTGTGCTGAGAATCTTCTTTGATACATCTTTTCCGATAACTCTAAAGTTATAACCAAGGCGAAGCCGTTGCTGTCTAAAACCTTTTTAGCAATGTTAGACAACATAAGTGATTTACCCAAACATGGTTGTGCCATGAATACTAGTAGACAGTCACCATCAGAAGATATACCACCATTTGTTGTTCTATCTAAACAACCAATACCAAGTGGTACTTTTGATTCTGGACTACAAAGATCATCAAAGTGACCAGCAATGTCTGTAAAGTAATCTGCACCTAAGTCTTTATATAGTGTTACACCCAGTGCTTTTTCAAATGCTTCGATGCATTTTGTAGGATCTTTTTTAGATTCTATTCTTTCAATGTTATCCATGATCGCATAATACAGTGCTTTCTCACGAATAAAAGATAGAACCTGTTTCTCTACGAAAAGATTATCTTGTTCATCACTTTTTGAAATGTCAAGGTCTAGTGCATCATCGTAAGCATCTAATATAGATTTCTTTCTTTGTGTCAATGAATCATTTGTTTCTGACAACTTATCTACATATGCGGACATCAAAGACCTGTTAGGCACAGAATCATATCTCTTGAAGTGTTTAAGACAGATACCCAACTGTAGTTTTATATCTTCACTATCAAACCATCTTTTGTCAAACGACTCTAAGAATAGATGTGTGTATGTTTGATCTGTTAATACTTTCTTAAGAATTAAAGATTCAACTACATCATTGGACAAATCCGGTCTTAACGGAATATCGTTATCATACTTTGTATCAGACATGTACTATTATACTTCTGTTTCTAGATTATTAAAATCATCGATTTGATTAACAGAAGAATAAGCCAGTTCTTTCTTTGAGGCTTCATTAAACTCATCTAGGAATGTATTCCAGATTTCATCATTCTTTAAAAGTTCTGATCTTTGAACTTTCTTATCTGAATAAGAAGGTACTTCATACCAGGCACCAGCTTGTTTGATAAACCCATAGTTAACAGCAGGTTCGATAAGACCGTCCCACTTATCTATTCCTCTGGAAAAGTCGATATGCATTTCAGCTTCTACGAAAGGTTTTACAAGTCTGTTTTTAACGGTGAAGAATTTTAAGTCAGCACCATTGTAATGACCTCCGTCTGGACCTTTGTCTTTCTTTTCAGCTTTCAATAATGCTTTAGTACACTGAATGGTTACGGTGGCAACATAAGCAAGTTTTTTACCACCTGATTGATTTTTTATTTTTTGCGTATACATTGAACCTGGGTCATCATATACATGATTGATTGCAATAAAGGTGGTATCGGCTTTTAATGCCGGTATAGTTGTAGACTGCATAAGTCCGTTACACGCTCTTGCTCTAAGACCCATGTCGGTAACTTGTTTATCTTTTTCAATAGCATCTGTATAAAATTTCTCAGTAACTAAGTTACCTAAAGAGTCTAGTACAATAAGAAACTGATCTTCTGGATTCTCTTTCTTGTGTTCAATGATTGAATCATAAATTTTATTAACCATTGACGTAGTTTCTTCTACAGTGTTGACTAGAATGTGTTCGATTCTATCTAGGTCGCAACCTAAGTTTGTAAAGAAATCTTTAAGACCACCACCTTCGGAGTCTAGATAGAAGATGTGTTTGAATCCTGAATCTAAGGCATTTTTAATAATTTGTGCGGCGATTAGCGACTTACCTACACCGGATTCACCGCCAAATAAAACATTGCGACCTTGAGGAATACCACCATTAATATCACCTGAAATAATTCGATTGAGTGCCATACACCCTGTGTTGATGTAACTGCTTATTTCACCATATACTGAATCCGTGAATGTAGAACTACCTGTTCTTTTTCGGATTGCATTCATCATCTTGTTTAAATCACTAGCCATTTATTGCTCCTTGTTATTATAACTACTTATCTTATCTTTTAAAAACCCATAATAAGCTAATAGATAAGACCACATGTAACAGTTTACCACCTGTTTACTCCTTAATTTTACCATATCGTACACAAGATTATACTGGTTATTGTGCATTTTTTTAGAGAGTATCTTATCGTGAAATTCTTTTTTTGTTTTTATATCTAATAAATGCATGATTCGATTTTGAACTTTTTCCTTTGTGACGATCTTTATTGAGACATCTCTAAAATGAGATATACCATATAACATTCCTATGAACTGATTATATATCTTAGATTGTTTACTTTCCAGAAATTTTACATCATTTATGTGTAAATGTATTTTACTTTCATCACAATAAGAAATGATATTTTTACATATGTAGGATATAGAATCACCTGATTTAAAAAACCAAAACTTAGGACACAGATCATTGGGATTGTAAAAACAAACAAGTCCACCCATTTTTGGTTTAAAGAATATACCGATGTAGTTCATAATTAGTATGTATAGCCCGAAGTGGCTCCTGATACTGTGCTTCCTTGACCTGATATAGTATTCGTCACACAAACGGCACTTGTTGCACCACTTAATATGAATGTATCTGTGTTTATCCAGGTATCTCCCTGCGTTTCGGTATCTTCTCGTGTTGCATCTCCCGAACCAGTTTGGAATAATAGTAGACCACCTTTATTATCAACAAAGTACACTTCTTCTCCATTGAATATAAATTCGTCACCTAGGTTTAGATCAAGATTTAAGTCTCGCAAATAGCCTGATGTTACATAGTCCGGTGAACCACTAGTAAGTCCACTCATAGCCAGGCTGTCGTAATATTCTGGGTTTATAACTCCAGATGCTATCATATTTTCATACTTATCGAAACTGGTACCCCGTGGAACAGAGTAGAAGTGGCTTAAGCTGTATATATCTCCGTAGTATGTGCTTGTATCAACTTCATAGCCGAGATTTGTGGATAGTTCATGTGCTGTTGAATAACCGCTAGTAACTGGGTTATCATTTGAGTTACTTAATAATTCTTGAACACCTATTGAACATAAGTTTGGATGAACATTAAATTTCTTGATGAGTTTCTGTTCTGTGAGTTTGTTTTCTGTTCCTGCCCACATCCATGTTTTAAATGTAAATTCTGTTTCCGCTGTTATGAGTTCTGCCGATTCAAAATCAACCTCTGAATTATCAACCTCTGTTATTGATCCTGTCCAAATCACCTCATGTTTTATTACTTGTCCAGGAATCTTAGGATGTGGTGTATTAACAAAGAATGATTGATTACAGAAAGGAACAAAATTAGAAAGTATTCTATCCATATCCGATTGTGTCTTCGTTACAACTGTTAGCTGAAAAGTTAAATTAATAGGGTTTGGTGTGTAGTAGTTATAGTTGATTTCACTACCGGTTGTTTTTAATAGGTATCTATTCAGATCAGCGACTCTTTCAGAATCTCGTTCCAAACCTGTTCTCACGACTGCAATCAGAGGTGGTTTTATAGGTGTTCTACCAGGATTTTCAAGAGACTTAAATATTCGGCTTCTTCTACCATTTAGTAGTTTAACCTTTATACTCTTACCGCTTGTTCTTTTTATGGTGATGTCATTGAATGCGTCCATGAACATTGCAGTTGCATGAAGGATTTCTTTATTATAGGACTCTACTTTCATAAATGGTATTTACACTCACAAATTGAAAAAACCTCTCAAGCACAAGGCTTAAGAGGTTGCAACTATCAAGTATTAGTTGACGGTTCGATATATTAAACTATCCCTCCAGTATACTAGATAGTACCCAGATTTTAACAAAAGACTCACCATCATCACTTGTAATTTTTTGTGTACTCACAAGTGCTTGAATTTCTGGTAAAGTCATTTCAATTTCATCGATTTGTTCAAACAGTGTAAACATATCCATTCTGTTGAAGTTAAGAACAACATCCTTTTCTAGACTACCAGACTGAATGCTACCAAAATCTACAGTAATTGCATTTGAATATGGATTAGAACGATTGTTTAGTTCTGCCTTCATTTTAGAAGGATTGTTTTCATCTGCAAACAAATAAATTCTCGCAACATTTTGATCGGAAAAGATGAAAGAAGACCTGCGAAGTTCTTTAATGTTATCAGCAGTTGTTACAAATTTACATTTTTCTTCAATCGTGCTGTTAAACTCTTTGTCTACATAATTAAGAATGACCTCTTCTTTTACTAGGGCGAACTTTGATTTAAATGGCTTAGACTTGATGTTTACAAATCCATTATCCACTTCTAAAGTAATCTTATCGTTTTTGTCTAGTTTGGACTGTGCAATTTGAAGTACTTTAACAAAGCTTGGTAAGTCACCAATACAAAAGCTTACTTCTTCATCTGAAGAAATTGAGTTTGTTGTCATCTTAAGTCGAGCAACTGGATTTTTAGATAATACCTTTGCTTGCTCACTTCCTACAGTAATCTTAATACCTTCAACGGCCGATGACATTGCTTTCATTGATTCGACAAGCATATCAAAGTTATTAATATTCAGTTTTGTTGCCATCTGTTCTCCTTGTTATTTAAAAGATAGTCTATTATATTATGTGACTTATTTTTTTATAGTATTTTTTTAGTAAATAAGCATATGTCAGTAAACAAAGCCATAGACAATACCTTTCTCAATATTCGAGATTTATTAACTGAGACACAGCTTAAGATAGTTGATAGACGATTAAAGAAGGGCATAAAAAAGGATTTTGCGTCTCTTGATTTATTACTTAGGAGAAATCTAGTAGAATTAGTTTTTTTAAGAAAAGGTGATTTTCGACCAGGCTTCAAACCTCATAGACATATGCTTTGTACAAGAAATTTTTATTTAGCAAAGAAGTTAGCTAAGTTAAAAGGTGTGAAGATGAATGTCAATGAACCAAGAGGAAAAGACTTCTACAAAGAGAAAAATATACTCTTGGTTTGGGACATCGTTTTTAATGATTGGAGAATGGTAAGTTTTGAAAATAGAACCAAAATGGGTATAATAGACTATGTACCTTTTAATAAAAGAGAACATTTCATACCTGTTGCTGAAGCGTATGTTAAGAATTTCAAGATGATAAAAGATTTAGGTGGTTCGAGAGCAAGAACATATTGTAATATTATCAAAAAAGGTGTTTAGTTATGAAAGAAGTTATGGTGATTGGCCTAGGAGAAATAGGCACATCGGTAAAAAACATTGAAGAAAAAGCTGGTAACAAAGTCTATGTTCGAGACTTAGATCCTGATAATTGCAAATTTAATCTTACGGACAATTATGATGTTGTTCATGTTTGTATTCCTTATAAAGGATATGATTTTGTTCATACTGTTGTAGGATATTGGAGAAAATATAATTCACCAATGTTTATTATACACTCAACTGTTCCAGTCGGTACAACAAGCTTAATAGAGGGTTATGGAGTTCCGGCTGTTCACTCTTTTGTTCGTGGTGTTCACCCAAATTTAGAGGAAGGACTTTTAACATTCGAAAAACCTGTTGGATCTTCGAGTGAAGACTTTTCTGTAAAAGTGAGTAAACATTTAGAATCGTTGGGTATTAAAACGAAAATACTTTCAAGTTCAGAGGCATCTGAATTGTCTAAATTACTATCAACCACCTATTATGGTTATAATATAATATTTGCGAAGATAGTAAATGAGATGTGTGAACAAGAAGGTGTCGATTTTGACGAAGTATATACTTGGGCAAATGAAACATATAATCAAGGATATAAAGAACTTGGTAAAGAAAACGTAATTAGACCGGTGCTTTTTCCTCCAGAAGGAGAGATTGGTGGTCATTGCGTAGTTCCTAATTTCAAACTACTTCCACCAAATGATCTATCAGAGTGGTGCATTTCACAGAACTCTAAATAAATTGTATAATAAAATATGGTAGATGTAGAACAATCATTCTGGATTCAACAGAAAATAAAGCAAAATGTATCTAAGTGTTCTGACCAAGGTAGTCAGTTGAATATGAGATGTTTTATCTGTGGTGATTCTCGTAAGAATCAATCAAAGAGACGAGGTTACTATTATAAGAGTACCTGTTCTTATTATTGTTTCAACTGCGGTACTCATCTACATGGTGTCAAGATTGTATCAACTCTTGAGAATAGACCTTTTAAAGAAGTGAAGTCTGAATATCTGATGGAAAGATATGGTAAAAGCTTCAAGGTTAAGAAAGAAGAGTATAAGAAACCAAAGTTTGAACTTAAACTGGATCAATTTACTAACAAGTTACCGGAGTATGCCTTTCGTTATCTGGAGGATAGAAAGATATTTGATGCACCTTTTCTATCAGAAGATGCGGAGTTTCTGTTTGATGAAGAGACAGAGCGTTTGATTATACCTTGGTATCTAGATGATAAGGTTGTTTACTATCAGAAAAGACTTGTTAAAGATTCATCACAACCAAAATATTTATTTCCTTTTGGTGTAGATAAGTCTGTCTATAATATTGATAGAATTGATCCTGCATTTCCCTATATATTTGTATTAGAAGGTGCATTAGATTCTATCTATGTATACAACGGTGTTGCCATAGGTGGTAAAAGTATTACGAATCATCAGAGAGATTTAATTAAGAGTAAGTTTCCAAAGCATAAGATTGTCTACTTCTTAGATAATCATCATAATGAGTCATCAATGGTTTCTCATCTACTAAGACTTGCTGAGAAAGAACCATCTTCTCACTTTCTTCTCTTTCCAAAAGCTATGAAGAATGTGAAAGATGTCAACCAATGGATAGTTGCAGGTGGTGTAAATATATGGGAAAGCAAAAAGTGGTTAGAAAAGAATATATTATCATCATTAAAACTAAAGTTCACACTCTCGACAAGTAAATAGCATTAGGTAAAATTATGGCTGAATTGAAAGATTTGCAAAACACAACAAACTTAGCAGGAGATGTCCGAGATATTTTAGGACTTAAACTCTGGCAGAATGTAAAATCGAGTGGAGATGTATCGGAAAAAATATCCGTACTTACAGATTTTATTGTTGATTCGTATGGTATTTTCTTCAACCAAGAGGATAAGATAGATGATGAAGCTTTTAGTTTGGAGTTGTTAACATCACTAACAGATAGCGATTTTGAAACAACTGATGAGATCATCAATTCAATCATTAACATAAATCAGGTTGTTGAAGAAGAGGACTTTATTGATGATGATATAAAAGTCAATATCAAAACTATTCTGGTTTATATGTTGGAGTTGCTTCAAGATGAACCACAAGAAATTAACCAGATCGGGTAAGTATAGTTCACTACAAGGTACATTTAGACCTCTTAATGAGAGTAAGTATGTAGGTGATTCTAACCCCAAGTTTAAGTCTAAACTAGAGCTAAAGATGATGACATTCTGTGACAAAAGTCCTTTAGTTACAAAGTGGTCTTATGAGAGAATTGTTATACCTTATACCGATAAGACTAGAAATAATAGTCGTCACAATTATTATACTGACTGTAAAATAACAATGAAAACTAAAACGGGTTTCAAAACATTTCTTATTGAAGTTAAATCTAAGAAAGAGACTATTGCACCGGTAAAATCCAATAGAAAGAAGCCTGAAACTTATAGAAAAGAAGTTGAAACTTGGGTTAGAAATAATTGTAAGTGGGAGGCCGCTAGAAAGGTTGCTAAATCTCGTGGTTGGGAATTTAAGATACTTACTGAAGATCAATTAGGATAAAATAGGCACTTTCAAGTCATACCTAGGACCACTTTCAGTAAAACTTTTTCTAGACCGGTTCGTCCCTTTTTTGGTAACGCTAGATACTTGTTTTACTTATTTCTCCTTTGTTTCGGTGATACATGTATGAAAATTGGAGCGAGTGAAAGACTTTAACTTTACCTTCAATCTGGATTGATTGATGTGCTGACGTTACACCACACTCGCATAAGTTATAGTTTATTATACAACTTCAAGGATAATTTAAAGTTATTTTTTTATAAAAAAAAGAAGATTCTTTTGAGGAGAATCTTCGTAACAACCTTAGTGGCCTCCTAAATTGGTGGACTCTGAGGGACTTGAACCCCCGGCCAAGTCGTTATGAGCGACCTGCTCTGACCACTGAGCTAAGAGTCCTTTTTAAAATGGCGCACCTGGCAGGATTCGAACCTGCGACCGATGGAGTAGAAATCCATTGCTCTGTCCAACTGAGCTACAGGTGCTAATAAATTGGTGGTCCAAATTCATGTTCGCCAAGAACTTTTCCTTCTCTTTTTAGAATTTGTTTTTGTATTCGAAATGCTTTTTCTTCAGCTTGAATGGCTTTTGTGTTATAGTTGGACCATCTATCACCACCTACATTCTTACAGTCATCTCTGTTGCGAGTGTATTTTAAAGCCTTCGCTCTTTCTTTCGTGAAGTCTTCTTGTAGTTGTTTTTTTGATGCCACGCCTCTCCTTATCGTTATTTAAATTCTACAACTGTATTGATTCTTTCAAATATACCTTTGATATTTTTATCATTATAACCATCATCTTTTAAAAGTTCTTTAACTCTTTCAACAGGAACATATCCATGAACTATACATTTTCCTTCAGGGTTATCTGCTCTATCTTTTAGTTCTTGGATCAAAATCATATCACCAGTGTCTTCGTCAAAGAAGGCTACCTCTACATGAGAGTAGGGTCCATAATTACTTTTTGGAATACAATATGCGTGTTTATCCGCTTGAATTGAAAGTTCACCACCTCTAAATGGTATTGGGTAATTTGATTTCTTTATTCTATTTTTCATTTTACTTTTTCAACTTAATCATAATTTAATCTCTCATTGTCTATACATAGATTATCACAGTTCTACCAGTAATGTCAACAGTATATGTCGATTTTAGACATAAAAATGTACATATTATTTGTATATGTCTATTCTGTGTACATTTAAACTGTGGCCGATTGTCACAACTTCAATCTGGGTCTTCCGTTGTTGAAAGCCATAAAAGAGAAATAAGTATTACTATAGCTAGTATTCCAAACCGTATTAAATCAGTCATCTTCGTATTCCGAATACCAATTATCTATAATCGCTGTGAAACCAGAGTACATAACACTGTACTCATTCATTGATTCACGAAACTCTTCTACTTCTTGGATTTGCTCTTTGGTTAGATCAAACTCATCCTCTACGCCATAGTGTTCTGAAATTTGAGAACGAACATCATTGGCAATTTCTTGCTCATAGTTGTCTTCCCACTTATACATTCTTTCCCATTCGAATTTATTTCTCATAGTTCATACCACTCCCTTTTATTAAACAACCCTGCACCAGTTCTTTTGCTATTAGGATATTCAAAACGATCCCAAACTCTTTCAAAAAAATAATGTACGAATGTCATCATTACCGATAGGAATATTCCAAACATCGTTACATGCCAGTCACCAAACCATATTCTACCAGCTAATGTACATAACACTATGGATAGAACTCTCCAAACAATTACTTTTTTAGCCATAATTAAAACCAATAACAAAAAATAAGTTTCATATTAACGTACCTGTTGTATTTCTACTAGTCTATTATACAAAAGTTTAAAGATTTTTAAGGTAATGAGACATTAGATTTTCAGATATTTGTTTTTCAGGCTCTTTGGATTGACCACCTATTATCGGTGTGTAGTCTTTAATATTAAGTTGATTCATATAAGCTTCTCTGAATTGAACATTTTCACTGAATTTTTGTTCATCTTTAGGTATAGACTTTCTTAACTGAGAAGTGTCTCTTGCAGATGCTCTACCGGATTCTTCCATCTTTTTATAGGCATTTGTTATTTGATTTGTCAGTTCGTTGTTCATATTGGTATTTATATACCAAATATATCCTTTGTTAGTGTGGTAACACCTCTTTTTTGAACAAGTTGTGACGCACAGTAACATGCTTTTTCACAAGCTTCAAATATATTTTCACCTTTATCTATGTAGTGTGCTATTACAGCCATTACACTATCACCAGCACCTGTTACATCAAATACATCACCATTTGTGAGACATGCAAAATGTTTGTGTATAAAATCGTCTCTTCTAAATACATGCAGACCTCTGGGACCATCTGTAACAACCAACCATTTCCACTCATACTGATCTAGTTTTTGAAAAGACTTTTCTACTGAGAAATCACCGAACCATTCTTTATATTCTTTCATATTGGGTTTTACAAGAAAGACGCCTTTATAATAGTGAGGTTCATTCTTTGGGTCTACAAGAACTTTACAATGATCTTTTAAGTTATCCACTGCATGTATAATTTCTTTTTCTTGAATAACACCTTTGTTGTAATCACTAATACATACAACATCATCCTTTTCGGTATCTTCAATAAGATGTTTCCAAAGTTTTTCTGACTTCTCTGTAGCTTTACTATCTATGTCTAATCTAACAATGTGTTTACCACTATTGTCGGTTATTCTCGTTTTTGTTGTTGTTAGAGTATCGTCAACAGGTATAACATTCTTAGTATTGATATTAACATACTCACTCAGTAGACCGTTGACCGATTCAGCATTTTCATCAAAGCCTATAATCGAATATAGATTTACTTTATCTTCTATGTTGGATAAGTTTACCGCAAGATTACCACAACCACCTATATTTCTAACTATATTACTTCTGTTCACAACAGGAACAGGTGCTTCTGGACTAATTCTGTTTACGTCACCAGAAATCCATTCATCTAGCATTAAATCACCTATGACATGAATGGCCATTTAGTCTCCTAGTTTTTCCCAGTCCTGTATTTGAATGTTTTTAGAATCTGTAATCTTAATCTTACAGCCTAGTTTTTCTTCGAGTTCTTTTAAAGTTGTTTTTTTCCAACACCTTTTATGTAGTTCTCCATTTTTCAACATGAACTCTTGATTTCCGTCTTTCCATATTTTTTCAATGGCTTGCAGACGATGAGGCTCTGAAGTATTAACGGGTTGAGGTGCGGGTTGACTATACTCTTGTTTAACTTGTTCCTCTGATGGTCTGATCTCTTCCGGTAGGTCATCAATAGACATCATATTAACAGTACTACCATCTTGATTAACTATGTTGATAGGTTGTGTTAAAGCTGGTCCTTTTTGAGGTTGATTATCTAGTCTTTTTTCTTCAAGTATTTGAAATTCGGTAATACCCATTGAAGAGTATAATTGTGAAACTTGCTGTGGACTTTCAGCATTAATTTCTTCAATTTCACCGTCTACTCTAACTATGTACTTTCTTAAACTGTTAGCATAAATAGGCATATTATTTCTCCTTCGTAATTTTACTTATACCGTTTGTTTTGTCTACACTTATAATATTATCAAATGAATTTAACTTAACTGCCTCTCTATGAGAGATAACGTATACATTTTGATTATACAAAACATTAAACTCTCTTAAAATTTTAAATATTTCTCTAACCGCAAGATCATCTAAGTTTCCGTCTATGTACTCATCCAATAGTAAAATATTACTGTTTATACCAGACCTATTCATTATAAAGTCACGAAATGCGAAGCTGATGGCTATTGATAGTCTCATCTTTTCACCACTAGAGAATGAGCCATACTCTGTCTCACCATTGGAGGTAATGAACTGATAATTAAGGTCTTTATCAAACATACATGTATAATCTGCACCCATGGATGCCAAATATGTTTGTATTTGTTTGTTTAACATCTTAATAAGGTCTGATACGACTAATCTTCTTATGTTGTCTTCACCTACAACCTTTTCTATAAAGTTGAGTATATTTTTATTTTCGACACACTTGTCTATCTGACCTTGTGTTTTTTGTAGGTCTTCTTTCTTTTTGTTAAGTAGTTCAGTAATAACAGGATCGTCAGATGAACCATCGAGTTCTCTTTTTATTATTAATAGTCTTGTATCAATCTCTGATAATCGTCTCTTTTTGCTCTCGACTTCTTCTTTTATATTTTTTAATTTATTTAAGTTGTTTTTAATTTTTTCATCGACAACCAGTTTTCCAATATTCTTAATTAGTTTTTTTAGCTTTTCTCTTTCTTCTATTATATTACTTGCCAAACTTTTCGCCTGTTCTTTTACATCATCTAGACCTAGTTTTTTAGAAACAATAGGTTTACTATGTTCGGATATTTCATTATAGGTGTCTATATATTTTTTAACATAGTTTATTTTATCTTCATATTCTTTCTTGAGAATGTTAGTTATTAATTGTTTCTTATTAGTTATCTGAACATCTAGAGACTCTCTTTTAGATTTTACACCGTTTATAAACTCTGTTATTGATTGTATACCGGACTCAATCTTATCGATGTCTATCTTTTCTGTAGACAAAAGAATTTGTCCCTTCTCGGTATTTAACTCTGTTTGTTCGTTCTCAAGTTTTTCAATTTTCTCTGATTTATTTATATCTCTTTCTTTTTGACCACTTTCAATATCAGTTATGTCACCTCTTTGTGTATATGCTACTCGTTCTACAGCCGTTAGTTCTTTTTCATTTTCCAAATTATCTTTGTGTATGTTTCTGTACATTTCACCAAATATCTTTAGATCAAATATGTTTTCGATAAACACTCTTTTGTCTTGTTTGGTCATTGAGAAAAAGCTGTAAGCCTGATCTGAGGTGAGTATGAAGGACCTTAAGAAAACTTCAAAGTCTGTTCTTAGAATATTCTTTTCTATGTAGTTTCTTGTTTCTCTACTGCTATGCTTTGTTAATTCATTTTCTTTTGATATTGAGTTTTTGTAAAGCTTGCAGTAACTCTTAAATGGTGATACAGATACACCGGAAACTATGACAAAGGGTTTGTCGTCAGCCTTAAAGTATAAGATAACTTCTGTATTTCTAACAGGTAGTTGTCTGTTTGATATTCTCTTAAGACTTACTTGATTTAACATCTTACCGAAAAGTGCAAAGGTGAATGCATTTATCAGTGATGATTTTCCGCATCCGTTCTTTGAACCAGGAATATCATTGTTTATACCTGTTATTAAACTTATACCCTTATTTGAATCGAAGTCAAATTGCTCTTTATCGAAACACATAAAGTTGTCGATTTTTATTTTTTCGAATGTCAGATTCAAAGCATTTGCTCCTGTGTTATCTCAAAATATTCTTTCACCTTTTCTAAAATTACACTCTTCTCAACAGAAAATTCCTGAAATATTTTATCGTCTAGAGATTCTACATATTGATTAATGTATTCTAGTTTTGAATTTTTATGATCTACATCTGGTTTGTTACTGTCATCATCTTCAAACTCTATAGAAAAGTCGTAATCTACAACACAAGGTTCTTTCGGCTTTTTTTCATTTATATGTGAGATAATCTCATTCAGTTTACCATAATCAAATTGTTTGTTCAGTATAAGTCTAACAAAGTTATTCTTGATATGTTTTTCTTTAAAAACTTCGTCTACAGGAAGTTTATCTACCGGTAAATCAGAAATAAAATATTTTCTGTGCATTGGTGATTCGTTGTTTTCGATAAACTCAACCTTTAGTGTATCGCAGTTTAAAATGTAGTGACCTCTATCGGAAGTTTTTGAGAATTTATTAAAATCACCCCATGTAAGCTGAAAAGGTGTTCCTAAAAATGTAAAGTTTCTATCTTTAATATTAAAGGTTCTTCTTTGGTGAATATGTCCACTATATATTTGACCACCCTTTTTACAAAGTTCGATAAACTCTCCTATATGTTTTTTTGAATTAGCTTTCTTAATTGTGGTGTTTTTATCTAGGTGTGGGTTTTCAGTTAGATCAAGATCAAAACCACTTTTAATCATTATGTTAGATATTTCAGCTTGTGAAACTTCTTCCGACATGTGATCTTCCATATAGGCTTCAATTAGATACTTATGTGATATATCAAAGTGGCCAAACATTCCATCATATTCTTCTTTTTGAAAGTGTTCAAGTTCGGATAGCCAGGGACATAAAAGAACTTTATTCTTTTTCATCATACACTCGGTTGGATTTTCGATGAGTTCAACATTTTTCATGTTTTGAAGCCACCTCATAGAGGATAAATTTGTTTCTGTGTTCGTTACCAGGTCATGATTACCTATGATAAAGATAAGCTTTGCATGTTCTGTTATCTTTTTTATCATTTCTATAGAGTAACACATTGTCTCTACAGCAATAGACGGTCTTTCATGATGCCAATCACCACCAAAAAGAACAGTTTTAATATTTCTTTCTTTTATTGTTTCTACGAGTCTGTTGATATAATCGTTTGCAACTTCTAATCTGGATTGTGCGTTTGATTTTATACCTACATGAATGTCAGAAAATACTAAAATTTCTTCATCATTTATCTGAATCATAATCTTGGAGTCCACCCTTATCTGCAATCATTCTAATTTCTTCAAATGCGTCTTTTGGAATATATCCAGTATCATCGATAAGCTTGTCTAAAGACATCACATTGTTAACGAGATGAAGCTTTTGTGAACAAATTAATTCATGTTGATTCATAACTTCATACCATTCTGGTTGTCTAAACGCATCTGCTAGTTGTGATATTGTATATGTACCTGTGTTTCCTATATTATACACACCATTTAGATTTCGTTTAAGTAATTCAATGGTTGAGTTTACTATCTCTTCGGTTGAGCATACCGTATTAAATTCGTTTAAAAACTTATTAAATTTTTCCAGTTTGTAAAGTAAGTTTTTAGGATCTTTATACTTATTAAATAATAATCTAGGTCTTAGTATTAAATCGTCTTTATTACAATGAAGTTCACCAATCATTTTAGATACTGTATAGTTACAGTGAGTTTCTGTCTTACCATTCTCGTATTTTAATCCTTGTGTATTTTCATACAGACAGCCTGTTGAGATGTGTACAAACTTTTTTCCATAAAATTTACAGAGATTGCTTAGATGTCTTACAAAGTCTCCGTTAATTGTTTGTACTTTTAGCCAGTTATTTTTGTCTTCGCAATACCTGGTATCTGATATACCTATACAGTTTACAATATTATCATATTTGTATAGTTCTTCTAAAAATACTTTACTGTAAGTGCCTTCTATTATCTCATCTACGTTGACGTAACTTCGGTCTTTAACGGTGAATCCATATCTTTCAAATTCTTTTCCTACAAAACCTCTACCTAAAACTAATGTTTTCAGTTTTACTTCTGACTCTGAAACCATTCTACTGTCCTCTTTAAATTTGATTTAAAATTAGATTTGATTTTATCCGTATCATAGATACAACTTAATTTAAAGTTATCAACTGCATATTTGAGATCATGCATGTTTCCTCTAGGGTCTTCTACAAATTCAATATGATTGTCTGAATCTGTGTCCAATATTTCGCAAATATTTTTAATAAGTTCAACATTAGATAGGTCAACACCACTTCCTAGATTTAAGTATTTCATGTGGCCGTTACTATTATCGGCCACTCCCCATATTACTAGTTTGGTTACAATATCTGCTGTATCTCCGACATACAACCATTCTCTTTCGTTTTTACCTTCACCATAAACAGGTATCTTCTTATCATTCTTAATACTGTTTAAGATTACTGGTATAAATTTTGTTTTATCTTGATATTCACCAAAGTTATTAGATGGTCGTAATATTAAATATTTTCCTTTTTCATGATATTCAATATTAGCTAAATTAATCATTTGCTCTGCGAATAACTTAGAAACTGCATATGGATTTCTGGGTTTAGGATATCGCTCTTCTTGAAATCTATCTTCATCTCCAAATTCTAGATGACCATAAATCTCATCTGTGGAGAAGTGTATAAGTCTTATATCATTTTTAAAGCACCATTTTGCAACTTCGTATGTACCTTTTACGTTTGTATGTATAAAGCTATCTAGTTCATTCAGTGATTTATCAACATGTGACTCGGCTGCCATATGAATACATACATCAAAGTTTATTAGTTTGTTAAATTTGGAAATATTAACCACATCCTCCTTTTCAACGAAAAGTTTTGGATGTATATAAGCAAATTCTAAAAGTTTGTTATTTGAGGCGTAAGTCATTTTGTCGATAACAACAACTGTTTCCACTACATCTTTTTCTAATAGTTTAAGAACTACGTTTGTGCCTATAAATCCACAACCACCTGTTACTATGACCTTCATCTTAAACTTCCTTTACAATATCCGGATTTTGCTTAATTGTTTGCTTAGTAATTAAGTCTTTAATTTTTGTTGTAGACCACTCATGTGAACGAGTTGTGTAAATTACTTCTGGAGGTAGATCATCTCCCGTAAATGGCTTACCAATGTAATCTTCACCTAAAATTCTAATATCTGGTTTGAAAAACTTAATAAGATCATATAATTCTTCTTCTGTTTGATACATATAAACCTCGTCAACATACTGAATAGCCATCAGAGTTTTATATCTTTCATAATATGGTATTACAGGTTTATACTTGGTATATCTGGTAGATGAAGGATCTTTCTGTAAGAATACTAAGAATTTATCACAATGTCTTTTAGCTTCTTCGAAAGTATATATGTATCCTGGATGTAACAGATCGAAGTTACCTGCCGTAAAGCCTATTTTTTCCTTATTTTTCATTACTTATTATACATATACTTTTTTCAATTTATAAACAATTATGTGATTTGTGTCGATTCTAAATCTTCATTAATACAGAACAAATTGCTACCGTCTGAATATAGGAATAGTCCTTTATCGAGTGTCATGTAGATTCCTGAAGATTCATGAGACTTTGTAAAGTATGGTGATTGTAGATTCAACATTGTGTTTACATGAGGATTTTCTTTGTATGAGTCTGTTAGTTTATATGAAACATTATTGGTATTTACGAAGTACAGGTCCTCTCCGTCCGATTTCAACATCTTAATGTTAACAAACTTATCTGGAACACCAAAGTCTGATGTTGCTGAGTCTTGTGTTAGATTAAATACATTTTCGGATTCATCTTGATAATATAGATTTACAGAGTCAGTGTAGAGATATGAAGGTCCTTGTTCGAACGCAAATATTTTACCTGCGAATTGTGTTGAACTTGGTGTTAGTGTACTTGCCGTAAATGGTGAGTCATCATTTTCATAGCCACCATAAATTAGGTCTTCACCGTCTATGTAGTCATGAATTGTATCTGCTATTTTTTCTATTGCTGTTGATTGAATATTCTGTATCTCGTCATTAAACATTTCTGCTTCCGTTTGTTGTTCACCTACTACATCTTCATGGGAAGGTATTCTTCTCACAGCGGTACATTTCCAAACATAAACTCCTAATAATGGATTTATACCGTCAGAAAGTAATGTGTCGTCCATTACTTGAGTTATCTCAAATTCTTCTTGATTATCATCGAAGAACTGCATTCTAAAGAAATCACCCACTTGTGGTGATATGTTGTCTTGATACTTACTTGTTGAGCTAGGGTCATAATAAAGTATATTCGTGCTTAAGGTTCCAGAAAAAGTAACGACAGAGGCGGCCGATGTAAATTTTATATTACCAAATTGAGAACCGGTAAAGTCACTACCACTTATTACTGAGTAATACCTTTCTTCAGCGATATGTGGATTTATGGGTAATTTATATCCTGTTCCTGAAGCTATTTTCATGTAAGGAAATTTTATGTATTGTCTACTATTTCCACCAATTATTCTACCTACTGGTATACTGGATATACTTTTTGTCCATCCAAAGGTGTTGATCATATCAACAAATGAAGTACCACTTAGTGTAGCTAATGTCGATGCATAGTTTGTCTTTGTTGAGTTTGGAACTCTTGAGGATACCACAAAAGGTGTTGTTAGTGTATAGGTACTTGTTGATGGTGAGTTTGAGAAAGAACCTGTAAATGTCTTAGAGCCTGTGAAGAGTCTCTGACTTCCCAGTCTTGTTGCATATCTAGAATTAAAATCACCTACACTAAAATATATTGTTATGTTTTCATTAGGTGTTATACCGTATTTGTTCATTTCAAATACATCATTCTCAACTTCTATGTAGATGTCCATATCACCAGAAAGATAATAGTTTGGATCTGTATTTTCTCCGTAAATTAAATTTTCTATTCCTTCACCACTTGGTGTGAGGTCTAGAGAATTTGGAAACTTAGTCTCATGACGAAAGTATGTAGCTTCTATTCCGAAGTTTTCAATTAAGTCTTTATAATAGTTTGCATACAAAGCCTGCTCTTGATCAAGCGACCTTGTTCTTAAATATCTTACATTAGTTGTTGGTCTCTCTGACATATATAATCCTATTCTGCTGATAACGGTACTACTACTAAATCATGTCTAGGTACGCCATTTATATCACTTAAATAATTCATAGCGTTTTGTATCCAGTTTCTTGAGTATCTTGATTGTATACCTTTAAATAATTCAGGTTGACCTATTGATCCATGACGTATAGCGGAGGATCTTGTTGTGTATATACCATTAGGAACAGTAAGAGCCTGTACATGCAAATAAAGTCTATTATTGTTGTAAAGGAATCCTGGACTACTTGAATCACCAACTCTGTCTTGGTGTGCGTCTCTGTTTGAAAATCTACCCCACTCGAATAAAGGATCAGCAACGTCTGTACATATACTAGTATTTAAGTGTCTGCCTACATCTTCTATATTAAATGTACCCTCTTTACTAGGACCACAAGCTATAATTGAACCTCTTCCGGCACTGAGTGTGTCTATGTCACTGTCTGACATAAAGGTGGCGTAGTCAACATCCAGTGTTATAGGATCTTTGAGTAATACTACACACATATCATGAAAAGATGAACCGTCTGAATTCCCAGCAAATCCACTAACTGCAACTCCATCTCTGTATACAACTTCTCTGGTAATAGGATTGTATATTTGTCCACCAGGATCATCCGGGTGTGTCCCAGCTACGAAGTCGGCTATAATACCTTTTTGCATATTACTGTCTAAGTCCATAAAGTAGGCGAAAGCATTGGCCGATGCTCCTTGTTTTATACGATTTGTTATTGGTGTTCCGTAAATTCCAGAGGATGCAAGTTGTTGTGTTGTTTTATATAAATAAGCACTTGCGGCCGCAGTCAGTGTATATTTGTAACCATTTACGGACTTAGCTCTATAGGCACCACCAAATACAGTATCTTTCTGAAAATCATCAAATATATGTGAAGCTATTAAGGCATGTCTTGGGGATAATAATGTCATGTGTGTATTAAATGTATGTAAGTTTCCATAAACTGAAAAGCATGTTATTGGCTTCTTATTGTACCAACAGTCCAGATTTCTTTCAATGGCTGAAACTCCACTAGTTGAGTTAACACGAGGCCAAATTTGATACTGACCGCCTCTGTATAAGTTTCCACTTCTGTCATTATCAAATCCAAGAATTATCGGCATACCAGAAAGATGTTCCAGACCAGGCTCTTCCGACAACGACATTTTGTATTTTAAATATGCTTTGTCATATATTGTTGGTGGTTTAATTATTATGTCTTGTTTTCTTAATTTAGCCGACAAAACGGCAGATGGTAACCCGCTAAAATAAATTTGTTTTCTTGTATCGAAATTTTCAGCAAAGTTGTAGTCATTGATGTATTGAGGACATCTGTTATGACCTATCTCATGCCAGCCGGGTGCATCATATAATTGACCGTCTGGATATCCGGAAGTTGAAAATCCTGTAGCGGGTAATTTTAGCCATGTAGGAGAGTATCTGCTATACTTTCTTTGAGTGTAACTGCTACTGTTCGTGCCGTCGCCTGTCTTGTTTACAAATAGACCACTAGCTATCGTACCTTCATTAATACTATCATGATAGTAGTTTACTACCCCACTAGGTTGTCTTGAAGTGTCGTATTCATAACCATCTTCATCTCTTTTAGGCATTTCTATATATGAGTGTGAACTAGTGGATTGTGTGTAGTCAAATCCTATATTTGCATCACCTGTTATTACTAGGTTATCGCATATTCCATACATGTTTTGTGCAAATACCATTCTTCTCCTGGATACAGAACCATCATCGTATTGAAGGTTAGTGTTACTATACCTGGATCCACTCACTGAGCCACCAGCTGGTACATTACCTGACCCAATCACTGAGTGAAGATCACTGGCTGAGTTACTTGAACCTGTAATCGTTGTGAATTGAACTTCCTTGTTGTCTATGTATAGCTTGGTACCTGTTGTTCCGAATGTTAGTGTGTAGTTACCAGAGGATAATGGAAACGAGCCTATGAAGATAGGTGTTCTTCTTAATCTGAGAGTAAATCCAGGAGTGCTAGTATCAACTTTTAATCCTAAATCTCTATCAACACATATGAATCCTTTTTCCCTTGAGGCTTTTTCATAGTTACCATGAATGTACCTATATGGTGATTTAACTCTGTCTGTATTAAAGTCTGTTAATGCAGTTACAACAGGAGTTATTGAACTAATTGGATGACTGGCTGGGTTTCCTAGATATTTTATTCCAATACTTTGTGAATAGCTTGCTCTCGCCCATCCTGTTCGAAACTTGGTACCTGCACTTATTTGTGTTGATCTTGATCCTGGAAATCTATTCCAAACTATAGCTGTCGTTACTTGACTGTTTGACACTGTTACATTTTGTCCTATTATATACGGGTCTACGACATGATTATCTTTTCTGGTTATAGGCCAGCCGGATGTGATGGCACTCGTTGGAGAGTCTGGTGCCTGTGTACCAGAGAAAGCAACAACTCCACTTATTGCACCTAACTCCCAATATGTTCCCATACCTAAATGATATCCTGAAGATCCTTGGAAATGATTCATCGAAAATAATCCTGTTGATCTGAAAGTATTTTTATCATGAAACATGAATCTATCTACGACCAATTCACCGGCGTGTCCGTAGTTAGATCCCATAAATGCCGAACATGGTGCCGTGACTACTGGTATACCTGACTTATGGATAATTTCACTTGTGTCTTTTTTGTAACTAAATGAAATTTTTCCATTTCTTGTATTTCTCATGTAGTCTATGTGAAGAGGTTGTCTGAGTGATACAAATCCCTGTCCTTCCCAGTGTAGTCTCTGTTTTGAGGTACCACTCATCGGTAATTGTGTTAGTGAGCATGTACCTGTTCTGTTTCTTGAACTTAATAAGCTCATACATCTATGTATTTCCTCTTTGGCTTCTGATGATGAGATACCATCTACCACATTGTAAATGTTACCTATCACACTCCTACTAATACCAGGACCTTCGGATACCTGTCCGGCAAAAAGTGCTACCGTTGATAGATACAATGTGTCACCATTAAATATAAAGACTGGTGTACTTGAATCACCAACTCTGGTATGATTGGGTCCTATTTTGTTGTTGTATCTACTCCATTTAAAATACTTATCTCTGTTGACGAGTTGGATGCCGGCTTTATCTAAAACTCCAATACCTACTTTTGCTACATTTTCCTCACATGCGAAATATCCCTCTTTTGTGGGTCCACAACCTGGAACTATAAATTCTGTTCCTTTGCTTAAATCTTCCTGTGTTAAAAAGGTTGCAAATGCTACGTCTATTGTTATTTCATCTCTTAAGTGAAGTATGACGGTATCCGCTAACAAACATATTGCATAATCATTCCAATATGTTTCTTGTGTGTTACCACTTAGATCCATAAATGTTAGTGATCTGGAATTAGATGGAATATGAGTAGTATATGAAGGATCTCTAAACATAGTACCGCTATTGAAGACTTCTCCGTTGAAAACATAGTCGTCCCAAACGTGTCTTGCCATTATGGCGTGTCTTGGTGAAAGTAATGTGGCTTTTCCCGCAAAAGCATGATACTTAGTTGTAATGCTAAAACATGTCATTGCTTTTTTGTAATACCAACAATCTGGATTCCATTCTATATCAGTTGCCGATTCGCTAGAACCTACTGCACCAGGAAAAGAAAGATCACTGGTTGAGTTTTGAGCAATAACAGGTTGTAAAGATTTAGAAGATAGACTTCCTGTAGTGCTTCTATATCTTGCATATGCTCTATTCTTATCTTTCAAATTAATTGGATTTATATTAAAATCTGGAAGACCTTCTTCTGTGAATTTTGTGAGTACTTCTGTAACAGGTGATTGAAGATTTCTAGCAAAGGTAGGTATATCAGCAAATCCATGCAACTTGGGATTCTCCGGGGCATAATTACCTGGATATACACCTAAACTACTATCAATCGGGCCGATTTTCATACCGGTCTCAAAGCAAACACCTGTCAGAGTTCCTTTTTTATCTGCATACCCTAAAGTTTCATTTGAGCGTGCGCCGTGCAGAATACCTGGGATATAATTATCTCTTCCTGGTCCATTTGGATAGCTAAAGTTTTTTAAATATGTTTGTGATTCTGATCCTGAAAAATCTGAAATAACAACACCGTCTTTTGTTATTTTAAAATCGTCTAAGAATCCTTTTACATCACCTAGTACTACATTTGAAAAAACAGGTGATGCAACTGAGTAGTTTGTTTGCCAGAATGATGTGTCGAAAAAAGGTACTTCTGTATTTGCATTACCGATTGTATAAGCTTCTGGTTCGGCCAATTCATCGTTAATGAATACCTGAGTGTAAGGAGCGGTTTTTCTAAATACAAGTTTAAATCTACCGGATCTATATTTAAATTTATACCTGAGTTTATTACCAAGTCTTCCTCCGAGACTATAGTTAAATATCATTTTAAAGTTATCATTATCGGTTGGGTCGGATGAAAATCTAATTTCAAAATTAGGCAAAAGTGAAACACCCGCTGTAGGAGCTGAGTAAAACTGAAGAACTTTACAGTTCCATGTCGATTCCGGTCCTACCAGACCTAGGTCTCTGTCATGCTGTAAAAAGAACTCTATCTCAAGTTTATCGGAGAAGTCTTTTAATAAATCCCATATACGGCTGTTTTTCCTTCGGTCTGCAAATCTTATTGAATAGTTGCCTGCGTTGTATAGCTTTACGTCTGAATTGTCGACCGGACTAGAGGTCGAGTCATCTACGAAATTACCGTGAACATCAGATTTTGCATCCTTGTTACCACTCGTATAATCAGTTATTGTTTTTGCTATTCTACCAATCGCATATGATTGTAAGTTATGTATTTCATCTAGTGACATTAATAATATCCTCCTCCACCATCATCGTCATCGTCACCTGGGTCACTTCCTCCACCACCTGAGTAGCCTCCCCCTCCTCCTTCTTCACTACCTGGGCTTGAGTAAGAAACTGTGATACCTGTTGATTGTGTGTTGGCTTGTGTTGTTGTCGATTCTGTTTCCTCTTCTTGATTAATTGATATTGTTTCATAGCTATCATATCTTCTAGTAGCGTTACATTTCCATACATATTTTCCTAATAAAGGATTTATACCATCTGGTGTTATTGTTCTGTCGGCTATGTTCGTTATTTCGTAGTCATAGTTTCTATGTCTCATGAAACTTAATCTGAAGAAATCACCAACTTCTGGTGCAATATTTTTGTTATAAATGTTTGGTGAGGTTTGATCGTAGTATAAGATACCTACATTTGCCGAACCTGAATATGTAGATGTTCCTATTGTTATTGTATCTATTGCTACAGCGGTGTGTGAGCCACCACTTATATTGTAATAGTCACTTCTTGCTATGTGAGGATTAACAGGTATTGAAACACCTTTGTTTTCGTCTACAGATAGTGTTGTCTTTTTGGTGTATGATGAAGTTGCAGAAGAACCTGTTGTTACATTTAGCGTGTATTTAAGTCCTGTTTTTCCATACCAGTCTTCGTTATATTCCTCGTCTGTGTTAAAATCTAGATCCGGTCTTTCTTGACCATAGTCATCAGCCCATTGAGGTTGATTGGCACCAGAAAATCTCAAAGATAGTGTTACACCTCCGGAATGTTTTGTGCTGAGAGATGTATTTGAACTTAGTGCGGTGTTTATTGTATCTAAAACAGGTTCTTCTATCGTTACCTGATTTAGAAATCTATTAGGTTCTGCATGATCTACAATTATTCTACCTACACGACCGGTGAGTAGTTGTTGTGAAGGGATGGTCCTGCCATACCATGGTACATATTTTGTTTCCATATATCCACTACCACCATCGGTTATTGTATATCCAGTTAGTCTACCATCAACTAGTGTGTGTAGTGTAGCCGATGCTGTCTTCGTTGTTATTGAAGGTTTTGGTCCCAAAAACATATCATTAAAATTAGGTCCACCATTTGGCCATTCATTAACATTAGGACCAATATCATAAAAGTGACCGGAGGTAACTAATATCGGTCTAATAACTCTACCCCTGTCTCCAAATTCCATGACTGCTGAAAGTGTTGCGGTAAAATCTTTAGTTGTTCCTGTTGGTCCACCAATGGAGAGTGTTGGTGTCGATGTGTAGCCTGCACCTGAATTTATTATACTTATTGCTGATACACTACCATAGTAATCACCGGCAGGGTCTCTACCCACAACTGCACTTGCGGATGCACCTGTTCCTCCACCACCGGCTATTGTAACACTTGGTGTTGTCGTATAGTAGCTTCCAGAGTGTGTGACAGTTATACTTGTAACTATTCCGGAATCAACTGTTGTAGATGCCGTTGCGTTAACTCTAGGTAATGTTGGTGCAGGAGCGGAAAGAGTTGGTACTGAACTGTGATATGTGCCACCGGCCAACACAGCCGTACCGTACTCGGTCGGTTCGAAATAGCGAATCAGACTGGGAGCGAAAACTCTCATACCTAAGGAGTTACTATCAGCATTTACAAAACCCGCTCTAGGCATTTGAAGAGTACCGGAACAGGCTCTGTTTGCTGTAAAAGGAGGAGTAATTGCGATTGATGGTGTTGATGTGTTTAAAAAGTATGAGTTACCAGAACTCACAATATCAAGTGCAGAAATGGTACCAGATGCCGTTGATGTAAAGTATGCTGAAATTGGTTGATAATTCAGTGTATAACCACTAAAAGATACTTGATCGGCATATTCTTTTCTTTTACCTAGTTGAGATGCGAATCTTGTGTTAAAATCGTTAACGGCAAAATAAACTGTTAAATTTTCTTCCGGTTGTAATCCAAATTTAGTTAGAGAGAACACATCATTCTCTATTTCAATATATGCGGGTATTCCTCCAGAAAGATAGAATGTTGGATCCATCGCTTCACCATAAATTAAATTTTCCAAGCCGGATACTCCTGGCGTAAGGTCTACTTTTTCTGGAAATTTAATATCGTTTTTAAAATAAGAGGTATCTACACCGTAATTCTGAATTAAATCATAAAAATAGTTCTCAAATAGCTTTCTTTCGTGTTTGAGTCCGTCTCTTCTTAAATACTTAACATTCTTGTTTGATCTCTTCGACATAATTATTTAACCCCGTTAATTACTATTTATAAACATTAATGATAAATAAGACTTGAATAAACATTTGTTATCAATAAAAGTTTTGAAGATAAAAGATTTTTTGACTTTATGTTATAAATACAAATGTTACAAAACAAAAATCAGGAGAAAGACTATGAGTAAGTTTTATGAAAAGCTAAAGAAGTTTGAAGAATCCTTAAGTGAGGAGTCTTCTCGCATCCAAGAAGCTATTGAAACCACAAAAAATGAAATTAAAGAGAGTGTAGATTCATATTTAACACTTGAGGCAGACAAAGACTCATATAAAGAGTTCTTTATGTCTAAGCTTGAAAAATATGGCGTTTCTTCACCTGCCGAACTTGACGAAGAAGAGAAGAAGAAGTTCTTTGATGAGGTTGATAGAGAATATACCGGTGAGGTTGACGAAGACATGAAGCGTGAACTGGAAGAGGCAATCGTGCCACAATTTAAATCAGACGATGATCGTGAAACGACAGAGCCTGTTGATGATAATTCAGGTGTCGAAACTGACGAGGAAGTTCCCGATGAAGTTGAAGAGGGTATGCACGAGCCTAAAGAAGAAGGGTATTATGGTAAGAAGGAAGAAGTAGATCATGATGAAACTCCCGAACCTACAAAAGAAAAGGTAGACCATGATGAGACACCTACAACTGAGGAAGACGAAGTTGAGGAAGGTATGCATGAGCCAAAAGAAGAAGGCTATCATGATAAAAAAGAAGGCGCTCATGACGAAATGGAAGAAGGCGCACATGAAGAAGAAATGGAAGAAAACGATGGTGTAACTACTGGACCGGGTGATTACGAAAACTTCCCTTCCGATGATGATGATCCTGTTAATGATTCACCAAGTCAAGATGTTCCTGGTGAATTAGAAGAGGAGCTTCAGAATCCGGAAGAGCATGATTTTAATGATGTCGAAATTTCTGATCTGAGAACAGGTGAGATGATTAGACAGATTGCCAAAAAGGTTTAAAAGACAACTACTGATTCTTGTTTTTAGGCGTACTTCGGTACGCCTTTTTTTTACACTTTAAACTTTACTACTTGCGTGATGTCTTTGTTATATTCTTTTTTATAGATTTGTCTTCTTTCTTTAAAGTGTCTTTCTGAATACTTGAAGTTAAAGTTTATATCAAATAGGTTCATTGCTGATTTAGTATCATGCTTTCTGAGTCCTCTACCTATACTCTGAATTATTTTTGTGCCGGATTTACTGTTAAATATAAATCCTATGTTATGTAGTTTCTTGATATTGATGCCTGTGTTAAAGCATACACTTTGTGCCACAATGATAGCATTTTCGGTTTCTTCTATTGTGTTTCTTATTTTCTCTCTTTCGATTACGTCTATTTTACCATCGATATAAAAAACCTTATCTTTGTCTATTACTTTGCTTTTTACAAATTCATAAAAAGATTTACCAAACTCAATAAAGTCGAACAGATAGAGTGTATTGGTGTTACAAGTTAAAGATTGTATGTAATCAAAAGGTTGTTCATAAAGTTTTCTCATATTGTCAACAATATATTTTCTTTCCATTTCATATGGCTCTTGTATGTTTTCGGACTTAACCCGTCTTTTAAGAGAGAATAGACATTGTGTATCTCTTTGCACCTCTCTGTCATGTACACTAACACTTGTTATAAAAAGATCACTGATATAATCATCCTTCAGCATATCTTTTGCGATCTTTCTATACAGGACTGGTCCTATGTTACCTATAATGTCCCATTTTTTGTCAAGTGTGTTTGGTAAAGTAGCAGTACAACCAAACTTTATGTTTGTATCAAAGTCAGCTATCATATCGGATGAGTTGCTGTTTGGAGAAGAAAAAGAGTGTGCCTCGTCAACTTGAAGTACATCTATATTTGGTAGTTCGTCTTTATGATTCTGTAACCACTGTCTATTTGAAACTATGATAGGTGTATTTTTGCAAACCTTTTGTTTAGAAGAAAACATAGAAACATCATCATCTGTTAAACCGTACGATAACAAATCGTTGTAAAATTGTATTACAAGTCCTGTTGTTGGTACAAGTATTAGACAGTGTTTTATTTTTTCAGGTTCTGATTTTAATAAACTGTGAAGTGTTTTAGCTATCACGAAAGATTTACCAGAACCGGTAGCCATTACTATTATACCTCTACCATTTTTCAGATTCTTTTCAACCGCTTTATGTTGATAATCTCTATGCTCATGCTCGTCACTATCTTCACAAGGAAGTTCATGTACAACTGGTTTTATATCTAATGTTTTTAGTGGTTTGAAGTTTTTAATAATATCTTTATCTAGATCAATATCTATGTCTAACTTCTTCATAACACTGATCACGGAGACTAATAGACCTATTTTAAATACACCTAGTGCTGATATTCCATATATAAAATCAGGTGCTGAATATCTGGGATTATGATGTTGAACAAAGAACTTATTATCGTTTTCCGTCTTAAAGAAATTTCGTATAGGTTCTAACTCTTCGCTAGTTTCTGCCATTATTCGACAGAGACCTCTACCCTCGTATTTAATTTCCATTATGTTTGTTCCAGCTTAATGGCGTCCAGAGCGTGTTTTACCGTGAAGTTAAAATCTGAAACTACATTAAGTGCATATTCCATAAATTGAACAACTTCATTTTGTTTAGAAATCATTTCGTTTATTTTTTTTATTTTGTCACTTTCTTTTGAAATCTTTTCTTCTAGTCGTATTCTTGACATACTTCTATATTGTGTGTCTTTAGTTTGTAGTCCTTCGACACCTTTTTGTAACACAGTTGATTTCGCATCTTTTAATTTACGAACTGTTTCCTTTTCTTTAAAATATTTCATAACCCATTTGGCTCGAATGGTAGATACAGTCATGGACTTATCCCTGACATTCATCAGGTTTACCTGCATATCTTCCATAAGCTCTTGACCAAGCTTGGCTATCATTTCGTTATCAAATTCCAAATCTTCCATACTACTAATTATACGCCAAATTATTTTTTTTTAATTTTTTACTATAAAATTTAGAGTCCGACTGGTATATAGGAGCGTAGCGAGTATATACTTTGCAAAGCCATTGATGCTAAAGACAGAGAATTAGCCAAAAGTATTAACCAAGACAAATTCTATAGTTTTCAACGCTCAAGAAATAGTGTTTTTATTGTAAATAGCAATGATAGAACCTAATTAGGAGAATTTGAGTATGAGAACAATACAGAGTCCAGGTGTTGAGATAAACGAAATTGACATTTCGCAAATAGCACCAGCTATAGCGGGAACAAAATGTCTTGTGATGGGATTTGCTGACAGAGGTGAAGATAATACACCTTACGAGTTTACAAGTAGAAATTCATTTTTAAACTATTACGGAGAACCTACTAATGAAGCTGAATATTACTTTTACGATGCGGCCAACGAGATTCTTCAGCAAAACGGAGGACTAATAGCGGCCAGACTGCCATATGTCAATACGGCCAAAGATAAATACAAAGGTGTATTTTTTGAGGTAGATACAGCTAGTGGCTTATCAACAACAAGCGTAAGTAGTGATTCTCTGTCTACAGAATTTTACGCACTTTCTTCTGAAAATCTATCAGGTGTACATAAGATTAGAAGAGTGTCAATATACTCAGATACAGTAACGCAAGAAGCAGTTGATGGATACAGAACAGGTACAAAACCATCAGTGAATAGATTTGTTATCATCAACAAAAATAGGGATGCATTTGTAAAAGACTCTACAGATAGAGAATTAGGTGGTATATTTGCTATAGTAACAACACCTTTCAATGCTCTTGCAAACCAAGGACTAGTATCAAGTTCATTCACAACAAACCCATATAACGGTTGGAACTCAATAAATTATATCACAGACAACGATGGTGATCCACTAACCAATGTTAATTTTGTTAATCCTATTTCTGGTGTAGACTTTCAAAAGCCTTCACTCGCAAGATCAATAGGTGCATTATTTCCAACAATACAAACTGATGAAGATGGAAAGCTAGAAGAATACTTCTTAAAACAAATCATGATTGTTGTATGCAGAACCTTTGAAGACGTTGCACAAGCCGGTAAAACAGGTGTTCAAATATTAGAATCATTTGCGGGTTCCTTAAACCCAGCTTCTATCAATAACAGCACCGGAGAATCTATATTTATAGATGATATTGTAAACGAAAACTCAAACTATATTGAGATGTATTCTGATATAAGAGCTAGTAGATTAGCTTCGAACAAAAACACATATAAAACCGAAAATCAAAACGGAACACTAATGGCATTCACGGATGTTCAGACTGAAAAAACCATTACATTCAACTCAATAACCTCAGGAATAAATCAAGTTCTAGACAAAGTTAGAAATATCGACCAAACCACAATCGATGTTGTTGTTGATGCTGGACTCTCAACGATTGCAAACATGATTGACGGTGATGGTAAATTCGATCCTACATCTGCAACCTCTGATGGTACAAATGCTCATCACAGAACTACCATCAGAAACAGAAATGATGTTGCAAATTGGCGTTCAATATGTACAGAACTTGTTTCATTCTGTAAAGACAAAAGAAAAGACTGTCTCGCAGTAATTGACGGACCTAGAAACTTAGTACTACAAGGAAACGAGAAGATTGAAAGAGCTTCTGCACCCACACAGTTAGTAGATGTTGACATTCTACCTAAGATTAAATATCTTTCTGGTTTAAACTCAAGCTATGGAACTGGCAACATCATGTGGATGAAATCAATTAACGAGTTTTCAGGTGAAACAATTTATCTACCACCTTCGAACAAAGTAGCAGGTGTTATGGTGTACACCGACCGAGTATTTAATTACTGGGACGCACCGGCTGGATTTAACCGTGGTAGAGTATTTGGTGTAAACGATATTGCATTCAACCCTTACGGAAGACAATCAGACCTAATCTATACTAAAAACTGGAACTATGCTAAAAACTATCCAGTTGATGGTATCGTAATTGAAGGACAAAAAACACTTCAAACAAGAGAGTCTGCTTTTGATAGAGTTAATGTAAGAAGATTATTCTTAAGACTTGAAAGACTTACCTATAATGTATTGAGATACTTCGTTTATGAACCAAATAACTTCTTCACAAGAACACAAATAGTTGACATTTTAACACCGGTATTCGAAAATGTTAAAGTTGCTGGTGGATTATTTGATTATAAAATTATATGCTCTGAAAAGAACAACACACCCGATGTTATTGACAGAAATGAGTTGAAAATTGCAATCATGCTTAAGCCTACAAGAACAGCAGAGTTCATTCTAGCAGACTTCTACGCTCTACGAACCGGTGCTTCCTTCAACGAGGTTATTCTATAAGGAGAAACAATGAATTGGTATAGAACATTTCTAGAAAGTTATAAGAAGATGAATGAAGAGGAACATGAGTGTCCTCCAGCGACTCAAGATGTTGAACTTAACACGAAGAATCGTGACAAAGCATTTCAAGAAGATCATATCAAATACGGACCTGTTAATGTAGATGAACCGGGTGATTATTACGAAGATATGGCAGAATATTTTGATACAACAGTTGAAGCTGTAAAAGGTATGAAATGTTCTAATTGCGTAGCATTTGATATTTCATCAAGAATGAAAGAGTGTATGCCTGGTTCAGTACAAGAAGATGGTGAATTAGGATATTGTTGGATGCATCATTTTAAATGTCACTCAGAAAGAACCTGTTACACATGGGCAAAGGGTGGTCCTATTAGCACTGACGACACATCATATGAATGGCATGAAAAAGCATTTGGAGAATAAGATATGAATGAAACAAGAAAAATGAATTTTAAAATAGAAGATGCAATTACTGAAGCATACGAACAAATGAATGAAGCACATTGTGGTACAGACAGAAAGAACGAAGCATCTTACACTAAGAACACAAAAGATTCTCAACTAAAGTGGGGTAGAGAGTATATTTTAAATACAGACGCTAATAATAGTGTAACTCCGATGTTGACTCAAATGAAAAATGCAATGAAAAGAGCTAGCATGAGACATCCTAAGTTGGGTGCTGGAACCGAAGTTAAAACTAAGAAAGGTTCCATATTAATTGTACCAGAAACAGCCGAGTTGTATTTAAAATCAAGAGATAGATTGCCTACACCTTTGCAAAAGAATATGGATAAAATGGCTGAAAGAAGTATCGATGGTTTATTCACTGTACTTCAGGCCGCATTAAACGATTTAAGAACAGGAATGATAGAAAGTATGACAGAAGTTTTAGAAAATATAAACGAAGCCAAAATGAACTATGTCATCTATGATAAGAAGACAAAAGAAGTTTACGCATCTAGCTCAAAACCATTTGATAAGTTTAAGATGGATGATGTTGCTGACGATATGAAAGTCAAGAAGTCCGACTTAGTTATGAAGAAAATGAGAAAAAACCAAAAGGCTGGTGAGCGTCTTAAAGAAGCCAGTGAAACAATTACAGAAGTAAAATTTTCAAAAGACTTCGACAAAGAAGCAAAAGAAAAAGGACCTCATCAAGACAGCTCCGTATACAAGCAAATGAGAGACATTATTAAAACTCAAGGTTTTGCAAATGTTAAAACCGACAAAGGATCGTTGAAGGTTGACATGCAATCTGCATACGCATGGTTAGTCTCGTATCATATGTTGAGTGATAAAAATAAAGAGACTTTAATTAAAATGGCTCAAAAAAGCAAAGATTCATTAGCTACAACAATAAGAGTCGCACATAAATTGACAGTAAGACGATAGTTAACCTAAATCGTCTACTCTTTCCTTGAGAATCTTTTTCAAGAAGCCATCATCCATATGTTCATTACATTCAATCTCTTCTAGATATTTTTTACATATGTCTCTTTGAATATTGATGTGCTTGTAATATTTCTTAGCTTCCATAATATATTTGTGAAAACAAATTTGTGTAAAATATGCAAAAGGATTAGGCTTATCACGATTAATATCAAATTTATGTACCTGACTTATCATTCTTAGACAAGCCTCACCTATGAAATCTTCCTTTACAGCCTGTGGGTATCCAACCCAGTTACCTCTATTAGTAAATCTTGTCGCTATCTCTAAAAACATTTTTCCTAACTCTTCAGTTATAACGCCTGTTTCGTGATAAACTTTAAGTTCTCTCATTAAATCTTTATTGGTGCAATACTGCTTTGGTTTTTTACCACTCATATTATAAATACCTTCGTTAAAGTGCCTAATTAATTATACACTTTATTTATAAAAATAATACCTAAACGGAGACTATTATGTACGAAAAAGGCTTTGATGATTTATACAATGAAGCGTCTAATGTAAAACAAGAATCTGGATATATCGACTTTGATGATGAACAAACAAAAATAAATCCAGAGGATCCTATGGTTGTAATATCAGGTATAGGTAAACTTCCACTGTCCTCACTAAAAAAAGACATAGATCGAAAGTTTAAAGACCTTACTAATTTAGCCAAACGAGATCAGTGGAAATTTATCTACAAACAAATAGGAAAGATGACTGACTATACAGATAGTTTTGAATCTCCACTTCAAGCTTATATTAGAGCCGTAATTCAAGTTGAGGAAGAAATGAGTAAACCAGCTTATAAGAGAAGAATTAGTACAGCACAGAGAAAGAGAAGGTTCGGATAGAATGGACTTCAACTCATTATATGAAAAAGCTTTAAGAAGAGTTGCACAAGACCCTGACGTTAAAGACAAAAAGGGCACTCAACCTAAAAAATATTTTAAAGATTTGTCAAAGTCCACAAAAGACAAGAGAGATGCACACTTCAAAAAAGGTACAAGAGAGCCTGCACCTGGAGATGCAACAGCAAAAACAAAGCCATCTAAACATACCAAAAAATTTAAACAGATGTTTGGTGATGCTGAAGAAAGAGTACCAAGAAAGAAAGGTCAACATAAAGGTTCCTCTTCTCACTCCGATTTATATACCGACGAAGATCCAAAAGGTACTATTCATGGTTTAGGATTCAAAGATGCTGAAACAGCTAGAAAAGGTATTGATATTGTAAATAAGTCCGACAGAACTCACGCACATAAGGTTCAAGCCACACTTGTGATGCAACAAAGAGCAAAAGTGGCCATTGAAAGAACAAAAGACCCAGATAAGAAAAAAGATTTAAAAGCGGCCTATGAGATATGGACAAAACATCTTGATAAGTTGAAAGAAATTACAAAAAAGAAAGCGGAAAAATGAAAAGTTTTAAACAAATATACAGAGACTTAGTAGAAAAAGCACCTGACACAGATGATGCAATGAAAAGATATAAAGCCGGTAAAGCTGGTTTTACAGACATAGCACATCTTAAGGCAAAAGGCTTAATTCCAAGAGCAGATGGTACGAAAAGAAAATCACCAAAGTATGAAGACGCAAAACTTGATGAGAAGCAGATTAAAGGTCTTAAAAACAAAGCCGACAAAACAGGTATACCTTATGGTATTCTAAAACAAGTTTATGATAGAGGTATGGCAGCCTGGAAAACAGGTCATAGACCAGGTGCGGGACAACATCAATGGGCATTTGCTAGAGTCAATTCTTTTGCTACTAAATCAAAAGGAACTTGGGGTGGTGCAGATAAAGATTTAGCAGATAAGGTTCGTGCCGGTAAAAAGAGATAATGATTTTAACAAAAAAGGATTTAGATCAAGTCGAAAGATATGCAGACAGACTCTACAAAGCCGTAGGTGTAGATGTAGAGTTTACTAGGCACTTTCTAGACAGAGTAAACGACATTAGAAACGAAAAACAAATAACTAGTTCAGAACTTATAAGACTATTTAAACAATCCTTTAAGAAGTACGGAAAACAATTAACAAAACTAGGTGATGGCGTGCAAGCCGTTCTTCACGACATGAAGACGGATATAAATATGCCATTTGTTATTCAACCCGATAGAAACGGAGAGCTAGACTTGATAGCTAAAACAGTTATGAGAAAGAAAAACTTTAAAACAACAAACAAAAAGCTTTCCTTTGAAGACGCCTTTAATGAAGCGGTTACAATTAACGAAGGTGGTGCCTTCGGACACTTAAGTCATCCTTTTGACATCAACACATTCACATTTAAGGACCTTCAGGAACTCATCATAAAAATACTATCAGGTGAACTAGATTACGCTGAAGAGAAAACTGATGGTCACAATCTGATGTTAACAGTCGTAGATGGACAGGTATTGGCCGCCAGAAACAAGAGTCACCTCAAAAACAAAGGTAGAGATGCACTTGATGTTCCAGCTATGGCTAAAAAGTTTGCAGGTAGAGAAAATGCACTAGCCTACACAAACGCAATGGAAGATTTCAAAAATGCAGTAGATAGTCTTTCAGACAAGCAAGTCCTGAAGATATTTGACAATGGCTCCAATTTTATGAGTGTAGAGGTAATCATGCCAAAGGCTGCCGAGAATGTCATCAAATATGGCGTAACAGAACTAAGATTGCATGGTACAATAAAACACAATGATGACGGTGAACCAATCGAACAGATAAACAAAGAAAATGCAAGAATGCTTGACGGAATGTTAAGACAAAAACAATCAGACAGACAGAAAACATTTAGTATCGCCAAGCTGAATAGAGTTGATCTTCCAAGAATATCAGACTTCAATAAGAAAAGATCACAGTATTCAAAAAGACTTAATGCGATCATGAAGTCAATAGGTGCAAAGCCGTCTATGACAATGAGAGATGTCAGAATAAACTACTTTAACGCATTGCTCAATAGAGCTGATAAAAAGAAACAACTTCCAAAGAGTGTGAGACAGCAATGGCTATCTAGATGGGTAGACTACAATAAGTCAATCAACCTAAGAGTCTTAAAGAAACAAACACCTGAGTCAATCTTAGCAGATGTTTCAAATATAGAAAAAGAACTTTCGAATCATAACAAGCAACTAACACTACCACTTGAAAAATTATTCTTACAACTAGGTGCAGAGGTACTATCTTTAATGGGTAAATTCATGGCTATCAATCCAAATGATGCTATAAAAAATATTAAAAAACAGGTTGACGACACCGCCAAAAAAGTGTTATCATCAGGTGATCCTAAACTAATAGATAAACTTAATTATGAATTGGGTAGACTTGAACAACTAGGTGGTTGGAATGCAGTTATACCATCTGAAGGTATTACATTTATGTACAAAGGTGAATTATTAAAACTGACAGGAGCATTTGCACCTATAAACCAATTAACAGGGCTAAGTTTTAGACTATGAAATCGTTTTCTAAATATTACAATGATCTAGAAAAAGAGGTAGCACCTTATTCTCCTTTTGGTGAGAGAAAGAGGAAGACCATTGCTGTTTTTCCAGGGTCTTTTAGACCTCCACATAAAGGACATTTTCATTCGGTTATACAATACTCAAAAATGGCTGATGAAGTGGTTGTTATCATATCAAAGCCTGGTAAGTCAGTGAGAAAAACAAATACAGGCAAAACAATCTCGGACAGACAAGCTAAAAAAGTGTTTGAGATCATGATAAAGGCACAAGGTCTTAAAAATGTCAAAGTAATTACATCACCTACACCTTCACCAATTAAAGCTTCATATGACTATGTTGAGACGTTAAAAGACGTTGATGTTATATTTGGCTCTTCTAAAGACCCAGATGATCTCAAAAGGTGGAAGACAGTTACGGCATATATGGATAAAAACAATCCTTCGATAACTGTATTAGACCCTAAAACAACAGCGGTAAATAGACTCTACTCAGCTACAGACATCAGAAATAAGATTGATGATATAGATGCATATGATGATGCATATCCTGGTAAATTATCCGACTCAGACAAGAAAAATATTTTTAACATATTAAATGAAAACACATTTTCTGAATACTTCTATGAGTCTTTAAACTTAGGTGGACTTGAATATGAGAGAAGAGTTCACAACGCAATGGTGACAGCTAACATAGACGGACTTGTACCAGGTGATAAACCGGGTGCAGGATTCAGTGCTGTGGGTAAAGGTGACATAGAAGCTACTTATAAAGGTAAAGAGTTTAATATTGAGATAAAAATGGATAAAAATGCCCAGATGGGTGGTACAAGTATTAGAATGGATGTGAATAATAATGAATATATACTTGTCAAACCGGATGCTGTCGATGAAGAGGTAGCACCTTTATTTCTAGAAGCGGCCAAGAGAAAAGCCGATGATTTGAAAAAATGGGTCGATTTTATCAGAACGCAAGAACCACTCGAATTACATCAAAAAGTACCTTACACAGTTCCTTTCGGTGCTGTTACAAAAGAAGCATGGAGTTCGGCACAAAAACAAGGTCTATTAAAAGGACTTAACCAAGTAGAAAAATTTAAGAACGCAAATACAATAGCAAAAGCCTATAACAGAAAAGGTGTTTACTACATACAAATTGGCGGTCTTGGTTTATTTTATCTAGGAAAGAATCCACTTAAGTTACCTGTACCTAAATATGATGGTGAAGTTAACATTGAGTTTAGATTAGGTCCTAGTGGTAGTAAGAACAGAAAACTTTCTGATGGAACTTTAGTCAAAGTAGTTGGTGCTGGATATAGATGTCAAGGTAGATTAAAAACTACTAAGAAATCAAAATACTCATTAGACAATCCGGAATCTATCAAAGAATTATTTGGATCCTAAATAAAAACTTTTAAAGCCTTCAATCTTTAACATATTTTTAAGTATACCTACAACAAGTGCATAATATCTATCGGATTCTTTTTCAACATTCTTATATCTATCCTTTACAATATCTTCAGCATCCTTGTATAATTCTTCGACTTCTTTTTCGGTTTTACCGCTTTTATCAGAAAATGACTTTATAATAGGTGAAGGCATGGTATACTCCGTTGTTAACTATTATTCTTATTTATAACTTAAACGAGAAAAAGATAATTATGGAAAATATGGATTCTAAATGGGTCGATGCCTATATACCTCAAGTTGTTGACGATCTTGTACTAAATCCTACATCAAAGGATAAACTTAAAAGACTACTACAGTCTGGTAAAAGATTCAATGTATCACTTCATGGTAGAGCGGGTATTGGCAAAACAGCAACAAGTAATGTAATTTCAAAAACACTGGATGCTATTGAATACTTCGTTTCGTGTTCACTTGATGGTAACATTGATAACATAAGAACAAATGTACAAAGATTCTGTGAGTCTGTCTCTTTTGATGGAAGACCAAAACTTGTTATACTAGATGAGATTGATGGTATGAGTCTTGAAGCACAAAAGTCTCTTCGTAACATTATGGACAATCACAAAGATTGCATATTCATACTAACTTGTAACTATCTAAATCGTGTTATCGAACCTTTACAATCAAGGTGTCCACCAGTATCATTACAGTTCTCTGTATCAGATATTAGACCTAGAGTTGAACACATTCTGAAAAGTGAGTCTATTGAGTATACCGAAGAAGACCTAAATAACTTTATGGAAAAGATACTTCCTAAGTTTCTTCCAGATATTAGAACATCAGTATCAGTACTTCAAGATTGTTGTTCTTCCGGTAAGTTAGACACAACTACAGAGATTGCACTTATTGATGGTGTTGACGAAACATGTAAGTATATCCTAACTTCTACGAAAGAAGGTAAGACACCAATGGAGATAAGAGAATATCTAATAAAGAACTCAGAAAAGTTTAGTGAAGACTATCTTAAACTATCATCAAGTATGTTTAATATTTTATGCAGAACAAAGATAGGTGCAGAGGATTTATCCAACATTGCAGACATAATTTATAGAGTAGATCAAGTAATCGATAAAGAAATACAATTCTTTGTTTTAGTATCATATCTACACAATCTAGTTAACAAAAATAATAAATAAGTATATGAGCATAGACAAGAAATACACAATCACAAAAACGTGTGATCTTTGTGGAAAACAAGAAGGTGATCACCTCAAATCAAAAGACTTTTACAAAGAACCACCCTCATTGATTATGAAAAACCATGAGGGTAAACAAGTAAAACTCACACTTGAAGTTAAAATTGAAGAGTACGACAAAGATGGTGTAACAACTACACTTGAAGACATACTAAATAATTTTCAGGATTTACATCAAGGATTGAATTATGATTCCATTGAAGATGAAAATACACAAAAAATAGATGACATAAATAACATGATACCACCCAAAGTTGCAATGCTTTTACAGGATCTATATATCAGAGAGCTAAGCTATACAAACAGAAATGAAAATCAAGGTGTCTTGTGTAAAAAATGTCACACAGCTATGGTTAATATGGTATCTAAATTAGGTAAATTTGATAAAAAAGAGGTATTCTAGTGTCCAAAAAAATAAATCCAATAGTTGAAGAGTTACTGGACTCTAATGAAATTCCTGAAGAGTTTGAAACACCCGAAGATTTGTTAGAAGGTATAGCTAACATGACCTCGGAAGTTGCCGAGATAAAACAAGAAGTTGAAGATGTAAAGGTATCTGGGGATCCCATCACAGATATAAAAATATTCAATGAAGTTTCAGACTTAATAAACAGAGCAGTTGCGGTTCTGGATACATGTAAGGAAGATATTGAAAGAAGTTCTTTACTTGACGCTGAACTTGTGTCAGCATATGCTAAGTTAATCTCATCAACTAGAGAAATAATTTCAGACAATATTGCTATATTTAGAGATCGCCAAAAACACATAGAAAAGATAGAGTTGGAGAATCTGAAACAAGAACATAAAAAAGAAATCTTGCGGATGAAAGATGATCTAGATAAGTCAGTAAACGACAATTATGGTGAAACTAAAGCATTTGTACAAGAGGCTGTTATTGAACTCTTAAACGATGTTGAAAAAAATAAAAAAAACTAATTGACAACAATTAGATAGTTCTATATATTAGTAAAAGTTTAGTAGAAAAAGTATCGTAAAGTATAGTTAAGGAGATATATGCCACATAATAGTAACTACGGTGAACACATCAAAAAATACATGCAAGAAATAACAACCGAGGATTTTGATCCAGTAAGCAAGCAAGAAGAACAGGAAGTTTTAAATGACGACACATTATCAAAACAAGAGAAGATAGACTTCTTAATGAAACGCAATATTCGATTGGTTTCAAAGATTGCAACGAAGTATACCAGCATTGCCGAATATGATGATATGATGCAAGAGGGTTGTATCGGACTAGCTAAGGCCGCTGAAAAGTTTGATATGACGAAAGACACCAAGTTCTGTACATATGCCTATTTCTGGGTATTCAAAGCTATTCAAGAATATCTGAAGAAAGAAAACAGAGACTTCTCCACAATTAGAAATCACAGTGGACTCTCACTAAACTATCAAGCATCTGAAGATGAACAGCACGATTCAAACAACTCATTAGAAAAAACAATTTCAGAATCCTCGTACACTACTCCTTCGGGTGGATATTCTGAGATAAACAAGAACGAAACTACAAATTTGTCAAACGAATTGAGCAAAATTGTATTAGAAAATAATGTACTGGATGACAGAGAAAAACACATAGTATTAAGTCGATTTTTCTCCGACAAAAAAAGAACATTAAAAGACATCGGAAACGAAATAGGACTGTCTCATTCTATGGTTAAATTAGTGCAGGATAAAGCTTTACAGAAAATTAAAGAGTTTGTAGTTTCTGAAGGTATTTCACGAGAAGATTTCGAGTTTACAGTGTAAATAAAACTTGATGTCACGAGTTAAAAACCAGTTTAAACCCACTACGAATTACCCTGGCTAGAAGCATTTTTGAAATTTCAGCAGGATATTTGTATGTGGGTATTTTTAGTCTTTATGTGTTAAACCGTACATCATGCGTTCGTATAATATTTGTACGAATTTAACACTAAAGAATTAAAGGAAAAGAATATGCCAACAATCTTTGAAGAGCAAATATCTCGCAAACCAGACCGTTATCCATGGACCGAACAATTTATCGAATCCATGCACAACGGATTTTGGACCGATAAAGAATTTAACTTTCAGTCTGATGTACAAGACTTCAAGGTAACACTTAACGAACGAGAAAAAGAAATGGTCGTTAGATGTCTTTCAGCCATCGGTCAAATTGAAGTAGCAGTTAAAACATTTTGGGCAAAATTAGGTGAAAATCTTCCACATCCAAGTTTAACCGATCTTGGTTATGTAATGGCTAATGTTGAAGTAATTCACAACAACGCATATGAGAGATTAATCGAAGTACTAGAAATGGAAGATGTATTCGAGAAGAATCTAGAATTGGATATAATTCAGAATCGTGTAAAATATTTAAGAAAATATAATCACAAATACTACAAAGACTCTAAAAAACAATATGTATATTCTTTGATTTTATTCACACTTTATGTGGAAAATGTTTCCTTATTTTCTCAATTTTATACCATCAACTACTTCAACAGATTTAAAAATGTTCTAAAAGATACTGCACAACAAGTAGCTTACACTTCCAAGGAAGAACTCATTCATGCTATGGTCGGTATCAAACTAGTAAATGTAATCCGTGAAGAGCATCCAGAATTATTTGATGAAGAACTGGAATCACTAATACGAAAGCAATGTGTAAAGGCATATGAAGCTGAATCTAAAATTATTGACTGGTCGGTTAATGGATACAAATCAGAACATTTAAGTTCACCTATTATGAAAAACTTCATAAAGAGTAGACTTAATGAAAGTCTAAAGCAAATAGGCTTTAAACCAGCCTTTGATGATATTGACAGTAAACTACTGGAGAAAACAACATGGTTTGAAGAAGATGTACTTGGTAATACAGCAACCGACTTTTTCTTCAAACGTCCTACAGAATATTCAAAAAATGATAAATCTTATGACGAAGATGATTTATTCTAGTATAATATAGTTATGAATGAAAAATATTATTGGTTAAATAACGATAGTCGTTTATTTTTAGAGCGAGGCTATCTCGAAGAAGGTGAAACACCTGAGAAAAGAATCAGGCAAATTTCCCTTCATGCGGAGAAGATTCTAAAAAAAGAAGGCTTTGCAAAGAAGTTCGAAGAGTACATGGCAAATGGCTGGTACTCACTAGCTTCACCCATCTGGGCAAACTATGCTAAAAATAGAGGACTACCAATATCATGCTTTGGTTCATATATTGACGATACAATGGAAGAAATTTTATATACTGTATCAGAAGTTGGCATGATGTCTAAAATGGGTGGCGGTACATCAGCTTACTTCGGTCATCTACGCTCAAGAGGTTCCGAAATCAGATCAGGTGGTAACTCCTCAGGTCCTGTTCATTTCATGGAACTATTTGAGACAGTAACAAATGTTGTGTCTCAATCAAATGTAAGGCGTGGTTCTTTTGCCGGCTACCTAAATATTGAACATGAAAACATAGATGAATTTTTATCCATCAGAAACGAAGGACACCCTATTCAGAATCTATCATTTGGTGTTACGGTGAGTGACAAGTGGATGAGGGAAATGATTGATGGTGACAAAGACAAACGTAAGATATGGGGAAAGATTATTAAGAAAAGATTTGAGTCTGGTTATCCATATATTATGTTTAGCGATACGATGAATAAAAATAAACCAAAGGTTTATAAAGACAAAAATAAAACTATATGGGGATCAAATCTTTGTTCAGAGATTGCATTATCAACAGAAGTGGGTGAATCATTTGTGTGTTGTCTATCCTCTATGAATTTATTACATTATGATGAGTGGAAAGACACAGATGCAGTTGAGGTGTTAACATATTTCTTAGACTCCGTAATGACTGATTTTATTGAAAAAGCGAAACAAATTCCTTTCATGAAAAGAACAGTCAACTTTGCTGAAAATCAAAGAGCGATTGGTATTGGTGTTTTAGGTTGGCATTCGTATCTACAATCTAAGATGATAGCCTTTGAATCACTTGAAGCAAACGGATTGAATGTTCAAATACATAAACTAATACAAGAGAAGTCACATGAAGCTTCTAAAGAAATGGCCAAAGAGTATGGTGAACCTCCACTGTTAGAAGGTTATGGTATGAGAAACACAACTACAATGGCTATTGCACCTACAACATCAAGTTCATTTATTCTTGGACAAGTATCACCAAGTGTTGAACCATTAAATAGTAACTACTTTGTTAAGGATCTAGCAAAAGGTAAGTTCACATATAAGAATCCTTATCTAAAAGCATTACTCAAGAAACATGGTAACGACAATAAAGACGTATGGAAATCTATTCTTGTAACCGGTGGTAGCGTTCAACACTTAATGTTCTTATCAGATGAAGAAAAAGCAGTATTTAAAACATTCGGTGAAATATCACAACATGATATTTTAATTCAAGCATCATCAAGACAAAAATATATTGACCAGTCACAAAGCTTAAATTTAATGATACATCCTGCCACACCCGCTAAAGATGTTAATAAATTATTAATTAGTGCTTGGGAAATGGGTATTAAAACACTATATTACCATCGTGGTACAAATCCAGCACAAGAATTAAGCAGAGATTTGATGAGTTGTTCTAACTGTGAAGGGTAGAATAAAAATTCTTAAAATCAACAGATTCTTTCACACTCATGATCTTTCTATTAGTCATTAGTTCAAAGAATGTTTTTGATTCTATGTTGTCAAGTTTATTAAAATCTGCTTTTATATCTCCCCAAACAGGTCTGTAGTAAAATACTTTATTACCCGGTATTGATAATATTTGACCTGTAGTTACCATTATACTTTTACCATGAGTATCTGAAGTTCTAAAAGGATTCATTTGAGGGTTTTTATTATCTGTATTACCTAATATTCTTAATAAATCTTCCGGCTCTTTAACAGTTTTCATTAGTTTGTATGTAACATCATATCTTGACTCAGATGATTTTCTACTCAATATCATTCTTTCATCATCGGATACAATAGGATATCCAGCATTCTTAAAGTGTATACCATGATTAGTCCTCACATAATCTTTACTCTTTTTTAACTCAGTTAGATTATATTCATAATCTTTGTCAACATCAATGTAAGAAGGTGCCTCGATTAATACAGCCTTATCTTTTGAAAAAACTAAAGAAAATCCTTCCATCTCACTATCAATTAATGATTTAACAGCTTTATCAACACTTTTTTCTAACAGTGCCTTTCTTATGTTTTTTCCACCAGGACTATAAAACACATCACCTGGCTCTCTTAATTTAGCTTCCTTTTCATCTTTTTTTACCTTGAGAGTCGTATTAAGAATAGCAATACCATATTCATTAACACCTTCAGTCCATTTAGTCTCTTCATCCCAGAACATACAACGCTCGGTTCCCATACGAAATGACTTCTTGATATGAATAGTTGGCTTGTAACTTCTGTCCCTATTTTTTGCGGCCACCCATCCTAAATCATTAAAGTATTTAACTGCTAATACACACATTTATTAGATTCCCCTTGTAAATAGTATCGAGGTGTATTTACAATGGCAGACGACAAGAAAAAGCAAATCAATCTAGAAAAAGCAACTAGAATCATAGAAGAGACTTGTGATCCTGAAATCATCGAGGATGATGATTTACTCACCGAAGACGAAAAGTATATAAGAGAGTCTGCATGGCTATTATTACAAGAGCTAGAAGGTGGAGGAGATGACGAGGATGAGGATGAAGAAGAGGATGAAGATTCTGAAGAAAGTTCAGACGATTCCTCCGATACGTCATCAACTACAACCGAATCAGGCTCAGAAACATCTACCATATCAGATATAGTTGCTGAACAGGGTGTATCAACTGTAGGCACAGTACTAGCACAACTACAAAGCCTAGGTGCGGCCGGAATCATAGCAATGTCATCTGCACTATATTTTCAAGGAACAGCAGTTGTAGACAATGCAGTACCACTTTATGATGATATAAACTTTCAAGTTGAAAATATAATGGAACAAGAAGCTATGAATATGGCTATGAATATGGCTGTTGATCAACAAATACAACAAATGTCAGAACAGCCTGTAGTCGCATCTGAAGTTGATGAGTCTGAAGAAGAAGAAAAACCTAAGAAGAAAAGTTTTTTGAAAAAACTCTTTGGTGATGATGACGAAGAGGAAGAAGACGAAGATGCTGAAGACGATGAGGAAGAAGATACAGAGGATGAATCTGAAGAGGGAGAAAAAGAAGAGAAGCCCAAAAAGAAAGGCTTTTTAAAGAAACTATTTAGTGGTGAAGAACAAGAAGAGGAAGAAGATACAGAGGAAGAATCTGAAGAATTTACCGAGACTAAAGAGATAAAAGAAGAAAAATCAGTCAAAAAGGAAGATTCCGAAACAGACCGTTCACCTAGTACAGAACTTAAAGGTCAAGATTTAGATGAAGTATCCGAGTTGGTAACAGATGAGTCTTTAGAAGAGGCGGGTGTATCAAGAGATGAGTTCAACAAGGCACTACTCAGTTTTATTAAACAAGGAAATGAAAATCCTTTTCAGGAACCAGAAATTATGCGAGAGACTACAACAATCAATGAACAAATAGAACAAATAGAACAAATTGATTTGAGAGATACATTTGGACCAGGTTCACCTGGACATATCTACGAAGAAAGCGAGGCGACACCGATATGATTAAAGCACTTTTGGAATTAGATTGGAGTTCACTTGACCAAGGCCAGCTAATAAACTTTGGAGTTGCTTTATTGGGTATTGGTGCAACTCTTACAATGCTTATACCACCCGACTCTAGACTAGGTAAAATTATAGCGGCCATAAATGAATCTTTATCTTTTTGGAAAAAACTTAAAGGTAAAAAATAAATTAAAAACAGGAGAAAAAAATGAAAAAATTACTTATTACTCTACTTATCACAGCAACTTCTGCTCATGGTGCCATTATACTTAATGATGCATCATTTAATTCACAATCGCAACAATGGGTTTATGACATAACTGCTTCTTTTGAAGATGATAAATTTGTTGAAGGTTGGCCAAACCCTGAGTATACTTCGTACTATGAAACATTTACTATTTCATCTACAGAAGGCGGAGATTATATATTTGATAATTATGGCAGTAATCTTTCAAAAGATGGTAATCCAATTTATGATACTCAGCTTTTAATATATGAGACAATGCCAACAAATATATTATTTCACGCACCTTGGGCGTTTCTTAATAAGGAGGGTGATGGTTTTGGGCCAGGCACCGATAAAACTCTTGATGACTTAAATTCAACACGAGAATTGCTAGTAGATATTAACGGAAATCCTATTGAGCCAATTATTGATGTATCACCTACCGGATTCCAAACTGGTGCCTTTTACGGAACAATCACTCTTGAGGCAGATACAGAATATATAGTAGCTATTTCATCTTTTGAAGGTGGATATGGTTCGGTTGATTTTATGGCAATGGGTGATAGTCAACTAAATATTAATAATACTATACCAGAGCCTGCTACGGTTGGTCTTCTTGGTGTTGGTGCTATGGCTCTTTCTATCGTCAGAAGAAGATCAAACCAGACCTAAATATAAAACGAATAATAATCAGTAACAAAGATAGTTATGGTTGATACAAAATCCTTCTAAGGAAAGTAAATACCATAACTATCTTACTTACTAGGAGTTAATTATGAGCGAATTTAAAAACGAGTTTAGAAAACTACAAGAAGCCTACTTCGTTGGAATGGAAGAACTAGATGTTGGACAAGCACTTAACCCAAAAACAATAAAACTTCCAGAGGGTTTCATTCAATTACCCAGTATAAGTTACGCAATAGATCCTGAATCTAACCCTATGTGTGTTTATAGAATGTCAAGAACAACAGAACCATACATTGATCTAGGAAGCAAAACACCTATTGTTGACTTCTTCCTAAAAGAATATCCTTCAAACTCACTATACGCCTTAGCAAGCTCCGATGATTCTAAAAAGATAGATGAATATTTAGATTTAGCAATGGCTACAGGTTCTGGTGAAGCAGAGGAAGTTTCAGAGGACTTACTTCAAAAACCAGAAGAAAACAATGTTTCAGACGTAACAGTTGAGCCTGTTAAAACAGTTGCAGAAGAAGATGAAGAGTTAATTAATGACGAAACGGAACTTGATGAAAGTAAGATGAAAGAGCTTCATGGTTATATTGATGACGGTCTTTCAGCAGATCAGATAGCAAAGAAAATGAAGCTAGATGTTAAAACAATCAAAGCACTTATGAAAGAAGCTAAACTTGAAGAAGCATCTTTGAACAAAACGGAAAAACTGCCTTTGACACCCGCCGAGAAAAAAATTATCGGTAATACGGGAGTTTATAAAGAGAAATATAAACTCGACCGAACACAGTCAATGTACAGAGCGTCAAAAACAGCATTCTCAATGCCTTTTACTGGAAAAGAAGACTTGACAAAACTCAAAAAACTCGTTAGAGGAATTAAAGAATCAACTGAACTAGAAGAAGCTAATACTGATAAGTACATGTGGAAAGACATCAATAAAGCATTGATGGCCGCTGGTGTTAATCCTCGGACAATTATGAAAGTGACTGCCGCCTTAAGAGGTAAAGCAATCAAAGAAGTCAACGAAGCAAAAGGTGGTAAAAGAATTGCTAATAAGAAAATGAAAATTAAAAATGTTAGCGATCTAAAACATTATATTGTTAGAAACTACTCAATCACAGGTAAAGACAAAAAAGATCCTGATGAGCTGAGAACCTCTGATGAGATAATGCAAGCACCATCTTGGAACGATGTAAAAGATATTCTTAAAAAGAATATGTTTGATAAGAAAGAAATGGACAATCTATATAATGATCTAATCAACTATCAGCTTGAAAATGCTAAACAGTTTTTAGGTGTTGAAGAATACGAAATGAAAGACGAAGACAATGACTAACAAATATAAATATTCTGTAAAATATTCATCGATTGAAGAAGCTGTAGGTGAAGTTTTAAATTTTAAAGAAGATGGTCATCAGGACATTGCCTCTGTTAAAACACAAATTGAAATAGCAATGTCAGCTTTAACAAAAATGGGTGTTGCTATTGACGAACTTCCAGAAGAAGCAGATTTACCAACTTGGTGGACTAACAAAGTTGCAATCGCTGTGAGTAAGTTAGACGGAATGGCAGACTATATCGATGCTAAGAATCAAGTATCAGTTATGGATGATGAGAATGATGTAACAGACTTAGATGAAAATGCTTCTATGTCATCTATCAATGATTTAATTCAAGATATTAAAAGTAAAACTATTGTGTACGCAGATGTCTCACAAGGCTCAAATAAAGGACATAAGTTTTATTTAAAAGGTGTACCTGAAATAAGCAGAGGTGATATATTAATCAGAATGGATTCAGATAAAAGTCAATTCATTCATATCAAGATAAACGAAATTCAAGATATTAGAACAACCAAAAGCATTGCAGGAAAAAACAAAGCAGTATCTATAACTTTAAAGAAATAAGGAAAACAAATGTCTGACTTTAGAAAAATTCAAGAAGCTTACAATTCCATTCAAGAAGAAGTCATCGATGAAATATTAGTAGGTGGTAAAAAATTAACCTCCAAAGAAATTGTTAAGAAGATCAAGAAAAACAGAAGCAAGCTACCCACACTAAAAGATTTTGAACCAATATTTGCAAAATTTTCACCCAGTGAATTACACAGTCGTGATGATTTAGAAGGTATGTTACCTGACTATGTAAATAGTGCAGAGATAGGTGCCTTATATACTGAAGGTGAAGAAATCACCGAAGTCGTCATAGGAAAAAAGTATAAATTAACTGACGAAACTATAAAACATAAGGGTAAAACTTTATACAGAATCGAAGCTGTTAGTAATATTGGTAAGCTTGTAAAAGCCGGAACCAAAGGCGGTTTCATTGAATCAGAAAAGAACCTATCTCAAAGAGGTAATTGTTTTGTTCACGACAATGCAAAAGTTTATGGTAAAGCCCAAGTTGCTGACAATGCACAGGTTTTTGGCGAATCCGAAATTTATGATAATGCTAAAGTTTACGGCAATTCTTTAGTTGATAAAAACGTAAAGATTTACGGCAACTCTCAGGTTTATGGCAAAGCAACAGTTGTTGATGATGCTGAGGTTTTCGATAAAGCTAAAATTTACGATAACAGTAGGGTTGGTGAATCTGCAAAGATTTATGGTAATGCGAAGATTTATGGTAACTCACATATTTACAACAGTGCAAGTATTTATGGTAATGCTGAGGTTTATGGGGCCGCAAAGGTTTCGGGCAGAATGAAAGTTTCTGGCAATACTAAATATTCTGGTGTACAAGATATTTTCTAATTAGTAGGTAAAGAAATGTTGTTCGTAAAAAACTAGGTATACAAACTCTACAGGAATAAGTATATTTTAATATATAAATAAACAAGTTGATAAGTATAATAGAACATAAGTTTAGTATAGTTAAAAGGAGTTTACATGTTCTTGGATAAAGAGTCGTTAAATAAACTATTAGTAAGTAAGTATTCAATCGTTGTCGTAGGTAAACTACAAGACACCGACAGAAAAGTAATCAAACACCTCCTAAATCTTTATAGTGATACAAAGAATTATGTAGGTGAATCTAATATCGATGGATATTTCTTCAAAGACATGTCAAAAGGACTCAGAAGCCTATATGATGTAGAAGATAATACATGTATTATGTTTTTTAAAAATGGGTTTCTTGAACACAAGAGACAAGGTAGTCAAGTATTATTTGGTAATCTAAAAAACTTAAATAATATAATTAAAGGCTTTTTAGAAATTAGATTACCAAAGTATGAGAGAATTTAAGGAGAACTATGTCTGAAAAACCTTTTGTAGCAGTAAACTTTCCAGCGGATAACTCCGGCTGTTATTTTTATAGAATGTTAGCACCCAAACTTACGGTACAATCGGTGATAAACAATGTAACTTTTACAGAAACCAGTAGATTCATTGCCGATCCTGAATGGTTTCAAGATGTTAATCTATGTCACATGCAAAGACAGGTTAATGATCCTCAGTGTGATTATTATACAAGATTTATTGTTCCTTTAGGACAGAGAAACGGAATGTGGATTGTCTACAATGTAGACGATGCTGTTGGTATGGACGATATACCTAAATACAACTCTGCCTGGGAAGCTTATCAAGATCCTAAGTTGATGCAGAACATCTCAACCATGATGCAACAGTCTGACTTTGTACTTGTTACTACAGACTATCTTAAAGACTATTATGTTAGAAAGTTTGGTGTAAAAGAAGACAATGTACTTGTAATACCTAATTATCTTCCTAAATGGTGGATGGGTCAGTATTATGATCTTGGTAAAATATTAGTAAATTATGATAAGAATAAAAAGAAACCTAGATTAGGAATTATTGCAAGTAGTACACACTACGATCTACATGGTAAAAATAATTTTGTTGACGACTTTACCGAGATGATTCCTTTTGTTAAGAAAACAGTTAACAAATATCAATGGGTATTTGTAGGTTGCATACCTAATGCACTACAAGATGAATTGAATGCAGGAAAGATAGAACTCGTAGGTGGTTCTAATATTATGAACTATCCAGATGTGATAGGTAACATAAATTGTCAAGCTATTATTCAACCTTTATTAAATAATGAATTTAACAGATGTAAATCTAATATTAAATTCTTAGAAGCTTGTGCAATCGGTACACCACTTATTGCTCAGAGAATAAACATATACGAACCTTACACCGATCTATTGTTTGACGATATGGATGAACTACAGCAAAAGCTAGATATGGTTTTAGGTAGTAAAGATAAATTTAAATCTATCGTCAAGAAACAGAAAAAAGAACTAGATAGTGGTAGAAACGGTAGAGGTTGGTGGTTAGAAAACCCTGCAAATCTAGAAGACTGGGCACAGTTTTATCGATTAACTAAGAAATGTTTAAATGTAGATTTGAATATGATTCTTCAACACGAACAACAAGAAAATCAACAGGAAGAACAGGAAGATATTGCAAAAGATTTGGAGATAATTAGATGATAACGGTTGCAGTTTTAAATTATAAAAGACCTATTGAATGGCTAGAAGGTATTATATCTTCATCGCTGAAACAATCCGTATGTCAGATAACTCCAAATGTTATTATTTGTTCGGATGAATCTGAAGAAACCTTAAAAAAGAGTGACGTATTAAAAGATTTAGATTTTACTTACATCGAAAATACGGGTGAATCTATTGCAAATTCTAAGAATAAAATTATCGAAAAATCAATAGAGTTAGACACAGAAAAATTAATACTTATAGAGGATGATACAGTCATATCTGATGAATTTGATGATACTTTTGAAAAATACATAGATTTAATGAATGATATGAACCTAGGTGTTATATTTAATTGTTATACTAAACCAGCTAATTATGTACTAACAAAACCGTCACCTAGACTATTACTGGGATATAAAGGACATGCAAAATCTGAAATGCTGACAACAAACAGGCATGAAATGTGTGACTTTATGATTATTGATGTTGTTAAGAATAAAGAACGATTCAACGAAGACTTGTGTATATTTGAATCAAGTGAATATATATTTAAATCACAAAAATCAGGACAGATACCTTTCTTAAATCAGTTCTTTGATATTCCAGACTCATGGGAGAAAATTAGTGGAAGAGAGATTGACACTTCTAGAAATTGTGAAAATCATGTCGTTAATGAAGATAGACAGAAAATGGATAAAGTGGTAAATGGTGAGTGGAGTGTAAATAATGACCTAAATGACATTATTGAATATATACGAAAACAACTAGGAGTATAAAATGAGTTATATAGCAAAAGGTACAGAAGTTTCTTATGATGAAATCAAAATAGGTGAAACATTTATCAGAGATAATATAAGATGGGAAAAGACAAAAGATGGTGATGTTGAAATAGAACCAGTCTGTGTTGAAATCCCAGATAGTGGTAAAATTTTACTTGAAAATAAACTTCTAAATGGATAAAAAAATATGAGATTTGTAGAAGACGCACACAGAATAGGCTCAAGAGATGGTAAGTTTGATCCTGAGAAAATTGAAGTTTCTCGTGATATTGTTGCACTAAGAAAAGATGAGATTCAAGAAGAAGTTCAACATAATGGCATTGTGATACCAACAAAAACCATCGCAGGATTCAAAGGAGCAACAGGTACGATCATCGCACTAGGTGACGAAGCTAGAGAAGATTACGGACTTGAAATAGGTGATAGAGTAAAGTTCGATGATGTTGGTGTTTTTTATGATACATATCCTATAGTAATTCTAAAGGCAGAAAATTGCATTGTTAAATGTGACCCAGAAGATAGTGATAGACATATACCTCTTAAGAATATGGTATTCTCTAGATCAATAGATTCTGTTCATAACCTTGGTACTGATAGTACAATCATCGTATCAGATAAACACAATCAAGCCGAAGTGGCCGAAGTGTTTGCGGTAGATAATGAAGATGTTGTAAAAGTTGGCGACAAGATATTAGTTATGGCGGATGGTGACAGAATAAACTCTAAAGACGGTGAATACTTCATCTATAAACAAGACGAGATACCAGCTATAATTGAAGACTAATATCTGTATAATAAAGCATGTACAGAAACATTTCATACGTCCAATCAAAAGACAAACGCTCGGCTTTTATTGATATTTGGACCTGGGACGAATCGGGTAATAGAATTCATAAAAGAGTTCCACATAAGTCATTCGTAACCTATGAAGTTGATTATAAAACTGACTTGCAAAGTATTTATGGTACCTATCTGAAACGTAAGTTCTTTGAGACAACCTCTTCCAGGTATCAATGGATAAAAGATCATCCAGAGAAAAAGATATACGAGTCTTCAATTCCCGAATTTGAGTATCTAAATTCTCATTATTCAGATACATATCAAGAGCCAGACTTTGCTAAACATGATTTGAGAGTTCATTACATCGACATCGAGATTGCGATTGAAGATGAGTTTCCAGAAACAGATAAGGTGGACTATCCTATCAATCTTATTACTGTCTATGATAGTGACCATAGTAAATATTTCACATGGGCGTTAGGTGACTGTAAAGCACATAGAGATGACATTCAGTTATTCACATTTGATAGTGAAGTAAAACTACTTAATCACTATCTTAGTTGGCACGGAAGAAACTATCCTGATGTAATCACAACATGGAACGGAAAGTTGTTCGACATACCTTATATGTGTGGTCGAATCAAACGAGTTCTAGGCGAAGATGCTATGAAGAGTATGTCACCTGTCAATCGTGTAAAGCAACATAAAGACCGAGTAACAGGTGAGCCTCTTTTCGTTATAGACGGTATCACAAACTGGGATTATTATATTTTATATAAGAATAAGTTTCTTAAGAAGTCAAAAGGCTCTTATAGTTTAGGTAATGTAGGTGACTATGTTCTAGGTATCAGCAAGATCGAGTATGAAGGTTCTATGAAAGACCTATACAAAAAAGACTTTCAGAAGTTTTTTGAGTATAACATACGAGATGTAGAGATACTTGTTCTATTGGAAGAAAAAGAGCAACTACTAAAATTATCTAGAAGTATCTGTAACATGTCACTTGCACCTTATGAAAAGATATATGCGTCTATACCTTATATCATCAACTGTCTGTCTTTATATACATACAATACTACAGGTAAGATTTTTCCAAAAGTAACCCAGTCTGTAAAAGATTCACATAGATTTGAAGGTGCCTTCGTGTTTCCCACAGTTCCTGGCTTCTTTAAGAATGGTGTTGCTGTTATTGACTTGAACTCTCTGTATCCTAATACACTGATTGCAGGCAATATGTCACCAGAAACAAAAGTAGGTACATACGATAAGATTAGTGATAATGAGTATTCAGTACACACAACTAAAGGTGTTACAAAGCATTTAAACAAACAACAATTTGATGCATTACTTAAGACAAAATGTATCAATACAGATAACAAGACTCTGTTTCTAAAGCATGAAGTTAGAGAGGGTATTGTTCCTACATTCTGTAAAAAGATGTATGCCGATAGAAAGAAGTTTCAAAAGAAGATGAATGATGTCATTCGTCAAATAAACAAAACTAAAGATGAGACTGATCCTAATCCCGACATAATCAAGGAGTTAGAGAATGAAAGAGATAGATATAACTTCATTCAGTATACCTGGAAGATATTCTTAAACTCTATTTATGGTATGTTTGGTACAGAGTTTAGTCCCATCTATGACATTGACATTGCACAATCTATTACACTCAATGGCCAGTTTGTTATCAAAGCTATACCTGAATTTGTTGTTGAACACATGAAAGACAAATATTCAGCAGAAGGTGACATTGTGCTGTTCGGTGATACAGACTCTATCGGTATCGACTATGAATCCGCTGTTACTAAGTATTGTAGTGAAAATCAGAAAGATATTAATGATCTTTCTAGACATGATATTAGAATGATAACAAAAGACCTTGATGAGTTTGTTAACAAAGACATCAACGAACATTGTGCTAAAATCGTAAACGAAAGATTCAATACAACACAAGGTGACAACATTGCATTCTCACGAGAGAAGTTTTGTATGGAAGCCATGTTCTTTTCTAAGAAACACTATATATTACATATTGTAGATAAAGATGGTCACAAAACAGATGAGTTTGATTATAAAGGTGTGGATATAGCTAAGAACGAGTTAGCACCCGTTGTAAAAACTTTTCTCAAATCTATCTTCGAGAAAATATGTCGTGAGAGATGGAGTCAAGATAGATTCAATCAAGAACTTGAACAAGTATGGAATGAGTATAAGAATTTACCCTTTGAGGAGATTAAGAGAAACACCGGTTGGAACACTAACAAAAAGTCAACTGGCTTCTTAAAGGTGGAAGCAAAAACAGGCACACATGTAAAGGCCGCACATTATTACAATCAGATGATTGAACACTTAGGTGTGAAAGGTAAATACGAAGAGTTAAAAGTAGGTGATGATGTTCAATGGTGCTACATCAATCAAGATAACCCTTTTAACATAGAAGTTATTGGTTACAAAGATATATATCCAAAAGAGTTCAACGACATATTTCAAGTAGATTATAATCTAAAGTTTGAAAAAGATATTGTGAAACCTCTTCAACACTTATGTGATATTATGCATTGGATACCTTTTAATCCAAACGAACAGACTGCACAAAATATATTTGATTTGTAGTAAATACAAGAGACTATAGGAGATTACAATGGCCATATTTGATAGGTTTAGAAGAAACAAAGACATCAACCCATCTGCTGATGTTATGAACAATGTTCAAAATATTGACCCTGATGAGGGTTATGAAGTAACAAAGGTACGAGAAGAAGATCAAAGAATTAGCACAACATTGGCATATCCAAGTAATGATTCTATTCATCAATTCTTGGCCGCACCGGTGGCATCTGATAAGTTTAAGAGATTAAATGAATACAGAGCGATGTCAAATCATGTGGAAGTTTCCGATGCTATTGATGAGGTTTGTGACTCCGTGTATTCAGTAGATGAATTAGGTAACTTCTTAAATCTTGATATAAAAAACGATAAGAAATTTACCGACAGACAAAGAAAAATTTTGGCCGATGAATTTAAAAAGTTTGTAGACCTCTATGATTTCGAAAAGAATATCTTCAACTACGCTAGAACATTTGTTGTAGAAGGTGAACTAGCATTTGAAAATGTCATTGATCCTAAAAGTCCAGAAAAGGGTATCCTGTCAGTAAAACTTCTTGATAACTCAAAATACGAATTATTAAAAGACCTGACAACATATGAAATTATTGGTATATTCTTTGATATATCTCCTACAGAAGCCGAAACTGTACTACACACAAACTATGGAACTTCTTATAGCTATTTCAATGAAATAGACAGACACTCAAACTCTCTTTCGTATAGCAATGCATTTGCTGATGATAAGAAAGTACCTTTACTTTTCAGTCAAGTTACATACATTAATTCAGGTGTGTTTGATGTTAATAGAACATATCCAGTTCCACCCCTTGATAAAGCTAGACAAGCCTATAGACAATTAATATTAATTGAAGATGGTGTTTTAATTTATCGTGTAGCAAGATCACCTGAAAGATTAGTATTCAATATTGCATCTGGTAATACAAGTGGTCAAAAAGCACAACAGCAACTACTTCAAATGGTCAAAAGATTTAATCAAAGAAAGACAACTAAAACTTCATCGGGTGAGAGGGGTATCACAAATGAATATGATCCTCATCAGGTTGTAGAATCTTACTGGTTCTTAAAGCCGGACGGAACAGAAGGTTCTAGTGTGGAAAGTATTGGTGGAAGTTCAGATTTTGGTGAATTAGAAGACTTGAAGTTCTTTACTAGAAAACTATACAGATCACTAAAAGTTCCTTTCAGTCGCTTCGAACAACCAGAAAATACTATTAGTCAAGGTGAAGACATCACATATGAAGAATATAAGTTTGCTAAATTTGTTAAGAGACTACAACAACAGATTGCTTCTGGTATCAATGAGTCATTTAGAACACACTTAAAACTTAAGAAGCTATGGGAGCAATACAAAATTTCAAATAGAGACTTGGATGTTATAGCAACTCCACCAGCTTTATATGAACTATATCAAACCGCAAAACTGAACGAACTAAAAATGGAAGCATATAGCAGTATAGCCGATAATGATAAGTTCTCATATACATTAGCAATGAAAAAGATACTTAATATGTCCGAAGATGAGATCGAAGAGAACGACAGAATGCTTGATATAGAATCTGAAAAACAAGCAGTTCGTGAATACTGGGCAGAAAAAGTATCTGAATATGGCTCAAGAGAAAAGGCTGAGAAAGCCATTGCTCAAGAAGAACAAGAAGACTCTGAAGAAGACGACTCACCTTTCGGCTAATATAAAAAAAAGAGCAGTTTAACGTCATGCTCAGGACTGCAATTTAGTTTATACTCCAACGCAAATGCTAGAGTGATGATTGAGAAAAATTAGTCGGCATAAAAAGGTGAATCAGATGCGGTAATATTCGCAAAGTATTCATACACGATTTGTGAACTTATGTAACTATCAGTTTTAACAACAGGCATTTTATCGTCATGATAATGTCTACCATATTTAAATATGTCACTTGTTATTTTTCGTCCAAAAGCTGATGTCAATTCATCATGTCTCAAAGTAGGTATACCATCTTGAAAAGGATATACATCTTTAATCTTTTCTATTTTACTTTCAACATAAGCCTTTGTCATTCTTACGGCATAAGACCAAGGTTTAAATTTAACATTCATTGATATTTCATTCATATTTTTTTTATCTCTTATTTAATTTTGATTGTTTTTTGATAACCTGTTAGCTGAACAATGGCATACACACCCTTTCCGCTACCATTTACCCAACCACCCTCAAAATTCGGATTATCTGTTTTCATTAGCTGGACACCTTCTGCCAGTGGAATTCTTTCATAAAAACCCATCTCTGAATTATATACAAAATCGGTATCCTTTAATTTTGCTCTTGCTAATTTTTTCAATTTGATTTTATCGTTTGTTGTCATATTTTTTACCTTTCTCAATCATCTAAAGGTAGTATATAAAATACCGAGGAAAAGTCAAGTGTAAAGATTAATCACCTACATGTAATTTTTCAATAATTTCCTTAATTTCTTCCCAACTTTTATCTTTTAAAGGCTCTGCCTTCTTCTCAATCATTTTCATCGTCTCTTCTGATAAACCAATTACTTTCATAGTAACCTCACTTTCTGTATATAATATAAGCTATTATGGAGGAAAAATCAAGCATTATTTTGTAAATAAGTACATAAATCAGGAGACAAAATATGCAAGCACTTAAACTCATTACTGAAAACGATTTCTGGGGAGAGTACGAAGTAATTAAAGAGAATGTCGAAGGTAAGCCTCGTCAGATCAAACTTCGTGGTCCGTTCATGCAAGCTGAAAAAGAAAACATGAACAAAAGGAAGTACCCCTACGAAGAGATGCTAAAAGAAGCTAATCGATTTAACAGAGAATTTATTGAGACAGGTAGAGCATTAGGTGAACTGGAACATCCTGATTATGCATACATCAATTCCGAGCGTGCCGCACAGCGAATTATATCACTAAGTGAAGGTGATAATAAGACTTGGATCGGTGAATCAATCATATTAGCAACAGACTCCGAACATAATATCAAAGGAACTCCTTTAGGAGACATCACTGCATCACTCATTCAGTATGGAACAAAACTAGGACAATCAACAAGAGGTGTTGGTAGACTAGAAGATGGTGTTGTTAAAGGATACAAACTATCAACAGTTGATGTTGTTTCTGACCCTTCGATAGGTGAATATGTTGAAGGTATTCTTGAATCTAAAGATTTCATGATTGACACACATGGTGTAGTAACAGAAATGTGTTATGACAGACTAACAAAACAAATGAATCAGCTACCTAATCATGAAAAATCAGAATACATTGGTAATGCTATCAAAGAATTTATTAATAATATAACAGCTTAAAATAGAAAATACAAATATGAATCGAATTACAAAAATAAGCTATTTTTTTGTAACTTTTTTGTGTCTATTTGTATAAATAGTCAATAGCGGTATCAGCTAGGAGATAAAAAAAATGGCAGAAGCAACAGAGAGTCTTTACAAAGCAATCACTAAAGGTGATTTTTCCACAGCAAACACAATTCTAGCAAGCATATTACGAGACAAGACAGTAGACCGAATATCATCAATTTTAAATACACAGGAGGCAAAATAATGAAAGAGATTATTGAACAGTTTGTAAGCAAACTGAACGAAGATGGAATCCTTTCCGAGGACCAAATAAAAGAGTTTGAAAGCTTTGGTTCTCAAATTCAAGCAACAATACAAGAAAAAGTAGAAGCTGAGAAGGAAAAAGCTCTTTCAGAAATCAAGAAAGAAGCGGAAGTTAAGATTTCTGAGTCAGAAGCACATCATGCCGAAGAACTTAAAAAAATCGAAGAAACTTTTGATTCAGTTGTTGAAAAGATGAATGAAGTTAAGGCTAAAGAGATTAAGCTTGCACTTTATAACTATCGAAACAATGAAACATTAACTTTCAAAGAAGAGAAGGTTGTAGAAGGAATCGACAAATACTTATCAACTGTCGTTGAAGAGCATCTTCCAGAACAACCAGTTGTTGATTATGCTAAACTCGATAGACTAGAAAAGACTTTTGAATCAATGCGTGATACCCTCCTTATCAGCAGTGACGAAGTACAGTCCAAGGTCGATAGCATTCTTGAAGATGTTCAAGAAGAATTGGTACAGAAGTCTGATATGCTTAATGAAGCTATTAAGAGAAACATTGAGTATAAATCACAGATTGATCACATTGAAGCAAAAAATACATTATCTGAAAAAGTTTCTGATCTTCCAGAATTTGAAAGAAGAAAACTTGAGAAAGTATTCAAAGAATCTACTGTGGACGAGATTAATGAATCGTTTGAGGCGGAACTTGAAAAAATTCAATCAGAAGAATTTGAAGGAGAAGAAACCGAAACTGCTACGATTGTAAAAGAGGAAGTAGTGCAAGAGCAGAGCGAACTTGATATGTACGCTGAACTTGCCGAAAGATTTCTTCCAAAGAAATAATTTTAAAAAACAAACAAGGAGAAACTAACTATGAAAACAGTATCATATCTATCCAAAGAAGAACTGTTGAAAAAGTGGGAGCCTGTTCTCGATGCTGGTGACGGTATCGCTAACGAAAGCGTCCGCTTGACAACTGCTCAAGTTTTGGAAAACACTCAGTCTGACTCTACACCTGGTTCGCTAGTTGCAGAAGCACAGACTACAACGAATGTTGCTGGGTTTACTCAAAACTCAACAGCTATCGGAGCTAACGATGTTCGTTGGCCAGGGATTGTTATCCCAACTGTTCGCAGAATCTTTCCTGAGTTGATGGCTCATGAACTATTCGGTGTACAACCAATGAGTTCTTCGCTTGGTTATGCGTATGCAATCCGAGCCAAGTACGACACAGGCTCTAAGTTCTCAGCAGGTGCTTCGGCTGACAATACTGAGCTTGGATATAACACAATGAAGTCTGAGTTTACGGGTACTTCAGGTTCTGTTATTGGAACATCACTATCAGCAAACGCTAATATGCAAGCATATGCAGGCGTAAGTGTTGCTATTTCAGCATCTAACGCTGACTTTATCGATGGCTTGGGTGCTTTAGTACAGACTGCTGAAGGTGCCGAAGTAAACGGAAGTATGCCAATGGCGAAAATTGACCTTGTAAAAGGTGCGGTTGAAGCCAAGTCTCGCAAGTTGGCGGCCAACTGGTCACCAGAACTTGCTGAAGACCTTGCAAATCAGCATGGTGTTGATGTTGACGCTGAAATGACTAACATTTTGACTTATGAAGTTCAAGGTGCTATCGACAGACAGCTCGTAACAACAGCAGTTAAAAATGCAATCAATGACGGATATACATCTACTTTCACTCCTGCGAGTGCGGATGGACGTAACCAAGTTGAGCGTATCGGTGCATTACTTACACAAGTAATCATTAAATCTAACGAAATCGCTACCAACACAAGACGAGGAGCGGCGAACTTCGCTATTGCTTCACCTAGAGTTGCAGGCGTTATCGAAAGATTAAGCACAGCTCCAACCGTAAATGGTTCTGACCTACCGGCAGTTCCACAGGCTGGAACAGGCGCACTAACTAAAGTTGGTCTTATCAATGGCGGAAAACAGTTGTTACTTCGTGACACATTCGCTACTGAGTCGGCTGGCGCAGGTTACATCCTACTAGGATATAAGGGTAACACATCACAAGACGCTGGTGTAATTTACTGTCCTTACATTCCTCTTCAGTTGATGAGAGCGGTTAAAGACTCTGATTTCTCACCTGAAATCGGTGTTCGTACTCGTTATGGTATCTTCGAAGGCTACGGCACAGATACTAACTGGGGTGCAGGTCGTTATTATCAGTTCATCAAAGTTGATGGATTGACTAGCAACATGCAGGTCAATGGTGGTAGAGTATTCACTTTCTAATCGAAGTTGAGTATACACTAAAAAAGAGCATCTTAATGATGCTCTTTTTTTTTATCTAAATATAAAAAACATAGTATAATATAGTATGGATAAAATTATAGTTTACACTTGTATAACAGGCGGAAAAAACGATCTTTTGGAATATGACAAAGAAGATGGTATCGAATATATCTGCTTTTCGGATACGAAAATTGAAACAAAAACAGATCAGTGGAAGGTATGTGATTTAGAGTGGGAGTTTGAAGACCCACGAAGAACCGCCAGATACCATAAATTGATGGCACATGAAGTTCTCCCTAAACATGATTACAGTGTTTGGTTTGATGGCTCTATGTTACCAAAAGTTAGAATCAGAGATTTAGTGGAATGGGTAAAGAAAGACAGCGACTTTGCTGTTAGACCTCATCCTGGTTGGAACTGTATATACACAGAGTCATTAAGAATAAGAGAACTAAATGGTCAATTCTTTCAACTCTCCGACCAAGAGATTGATACCATAGATTCAGTACATACGAGATATTTACAAGAAGGATTTCCTGATAACTATGGTCTACATGAAACCGGTGTACTTGTGAGACAAAACAACGAAAGTGTTAGTGAGTATAACGAACAATGGTGGAAAGAAGTTAGATATAACTCAGTAAGAGATCAATTAAGTTTTGACTATGTTCGCTGGAAAACAGGTAAAAAAATCAAGAAACTCGCAAGAGAATGGTTCCAACAAATTCAACACAAACACATGGTGTAAAAATGAGTGAAAGAGTATTATTAGCAGGTCCTTTTTTGGGAGAGTTAGGTTGGGAATTATTTTGTTGGCAAGGTTATGTCCGTGCTAAATCCAAAGACTTTGATAGAACAATAGTTATAAGTAGACCTCTTAACAAGTATCTATATCAAGACTTTGCTGAAGTTGTTGAGTTTGATCCAGAAAGCAACCTAACGGAAGCATGGTGGTGTAATAACGCAAAATCACCTAATGAACTTATTAAGAAAATAAAAGAAGAAAAGGGTGTTACTGCAATACTATTTGGTGATTTTGATATAGGCTATAGATGTCAGACAGACGGTCTACACACCTTATCTGATAAGTTTAAAGAGCAAGTATTTCATAAATATGGTAATTTATCTTCTTCACCATTTTCTGTTGATGTTGTAATACATGCTAGAAACAAACAAACAGGTGACTTTAGAAACTGGAGCAAAGAGAAATGGCAACAGTTAATAGACAGGTTAAATGAAGAACATGATTTACACATAGCATGTATTGGTGGTCCTGATTCTTTCCATTTAGATAACACCGAAGATATGAGAATGATACAGATGGATAAATTAACAAGTGTTTTACACTCATCAAATATGATTGTCGGTCCTAGTTCAGGTCCTTTACATTTAGCAAGCTTATGTGGTACAAAACAAATAGTTTGGAGTACAGAACATAATAGAAAAAGATATGAGAACGACTGGAATCCTTTTGATAGTGAGGTAAGATTTTATTCAGAAGAGGGGTGGGATCCTAATGTTGAATCTATTTTTAACATTATATCTAACGAGTTATGAAGATATTTTTCGTAGGTGTTTTTACAGAGGGTTCAACAAATGTTTCACAAAGAGACAGTCTACTAAAATTAGGTCATGAAGTTATAGAGTTTCCTTACAGGTCCTTTAACGATCCTAATGAAGAACTTATGAAAATCTTTGATAAGAGTATTGACATACTTTTGATAGCAAAAGGTAACTTTATAAGTTCAGATGTAATTAGCTTATTTAAATATAGAAATGAATGCAAGTTTCACTATTGGTTTATGGATCCAATGATGAGTTTTTCCCAAGAAATGCTAGAAAAGACATTAGTATCAGATAGAGCCTTTTTTGACAAAAAGAATGTATTAGAACTTGCACTTAAATATCACAAAAACTGTAGTTATTTATGTGAAGGATATGACGAGACTGTAGACAAAGTACAAGATATAGATTATAAATATGATATATCTTTTATAGGAAATGTGTATAATAATAGAGAAGATATACTAAATAAAATAGATAATATTAAAGTTATAAACAATGCGTATGGTGAAGAACACTCAAAAGAAGTTGGTAAATCCAAGATAAACTTAAACATATGTACCAACAACGGTGCATCTGATAGAGTTTATAAGATTTTAGCGGCCGGTGGATTTTTACTCACGGATGATTGGGAAGGTAGAGAATTGACAGGTTTAAAAGATGGCATAGATTTAGTTGTTTATAAAAATATAAAAGACTTAAAATCTAAAATTAAGTTCTATCTTAAGTATAATTGGGAAAGAGAACAAATAGCCAGAAACGGACTAAGGTCTGTTAAAAGACTAACCAGAGAATCCTGGGCGAGAGGTGTAGTAATTGAAAAATAATCCTTATAATGTAGTTAGAATGTTTGAAGAGGAGATAGCTAGATATACTGGTTCACCTTACGCTGTTTCTGTAGATAGTTGCACTAACGCAACTTTTTTGTGTTGTAAGTATCTAAATGTAAAAGAAGTTATAATGCCTAAAAGAACATACTTATCTATTCCCATGTCTGTAATTCATGCAGGTGGTACTGTTAAGTTTAGGGATATAGAATGGTCAGGTATCTATCGATTAGACCCTTACCCTATTTACGACTCTGCAAAGAGACTAACATCTAACATGTATATTGAAGGTTCGTATATGTGTTTATCATTTCATATTAAGAAACTATTAGGTATAGGAAAAGGCGGTATGATCTTAACTGATAACGAAGATGCCGTAGAATGGTTTAAAAGAGCAAGATACGAAGGTAGAAGTGAAAAGTTCTATAAGAACGATGATATTGATATGCTAGGTTGGAATATGTATATGACACCTCAACAAGCATCACACGGACTCTCTTTACTTCAAAACTATCCAGAGCATGTTGAAGACATGGGTGAAGAAAACGGATATAGAGACTTAACTGAGTTTTCCGTATTTAAAAATATGGGAGATTAGATGCAAGTACTCGTACTAAGCTGTGGTAGAACAGGCACAAACATGCTACTTGAAATAATGAGAGGTAACTCAAGATTAGAGGCTACACCTTTTGCGGAAGACAAATACGTTTTTCAAGATTCTAGAGAACTACCTAATGGCTATCTAAGCAAGTGTGATACTGTCTATATAAATGACACAAAACAAATAGATGAATTATTTAATAAAAATCCTTTACTGAGAGTTTTATTTACAGTTAGAGATTGGCGTGACTGTGCAATGTCTAAATTTTACAGAGGTCAACCCGGTCAAGATAATCATATTATTGCGGATGATGCCACTGTAGAAGGTTGTATAGAAGATTTAAAATGGATGGAAACAATTCATGATTATCTAACAGAAAAATACCCCAGAAACACAATTACTGTTAAAATGGAAGATATAATACTTAATTTTGATAGAACCATAGAAAGCATTTGTGGATTCTGTGCTTTACCTTTTGAGAGAGATAAAATGATTTCGTTTACTAATCGATATAGAAATAGTTTTAAATCTGATAGATACAAAGACATAGATAAGTCTCAAGTAGAATTATACAAGAGAATAGACACAGTTTATGAAGGATTCTTTACAGAAGATAAAAACAAAAAAGAAATAAATGAGGTCTTTGATCGAATACAACCCCTTCTATTAAAATACGGATATACGATATGAAATTATTAATAACAACAAGGTCTGACAAACATATAAGCGAAATGACCTCATTAACACACCCTTTCATAAAAGACTATGCCAAATGGTGTGGTGCTGACTTCTTAGAATTAGATCATATTTCAGAATGTAAACACGAAGAAGGTAAATGGCATTATAGAATCATGAAACATTACGACCTATTTAATGAATATGATAGAATATTATCACTAGATTCTGATATTGTGATAACACCTAGATGTAAGAATATATTTGAAGAAGTTCCTTTTGAAGAGATAGGAACTGTTTATGAAGATAAAGGTAGTAGAACGCATCCTAGAAGAGCAACAATTCAAGAAGTACAAGGTCACTTTGGAGATATAGGTTGGTCGGAAGGATACATTAATACAGGTGTATTTCTTACATCAAATATACACAAAGACATTTTCACAAAGATAGACGATAAGTTTTGGGAAGGCTGGGGATTTGACGATATTCATTTAGGATATAACATTAATAAAAACAAATTCAAAGTAAAAGAACTTGAACATAAATGGAATCACATGACAATGTTCTCAGAAGACTGGAGTGAAAATCCAAATAGATTTGATTCATATATTATACACTATGCGGGATATGGAATATTCGACAATAGAATAGGAAATAGAATAGATCAAATAAAGTATGATTTATCCACCATAAGCCAAGCATTAACACGACAATATGAAGAAAGTCAAAAAGTAACTAATTAGCTTTTAATATTAAACTTATCAATATGATCTTTATCGATCACTTGTCTTTCTTGAATCAGAATTTTTAGCTTTACAGAAAGTCTAATCATATCGTTATCAAGTGCTTGTACTTGTTTCTTAAGTTTACTTAAAGAACCACCACATTCACTCAAAGCCGGTTTAACTTCTCGTGTAACCCATTTCCAAATATACCAAATAAAGTATCCTAGTCCTATCATTGCGATAACTGGAAATCCATATTGTGAAATTACATCTGCCCAGTGATTAAATTCGTATCCACTCATTAGTCGTCCCTCGCATCTTCTTTACCTTCGCTGGCCGCAATTCTCTCTAGATTAGGTTCTGTGTTAAACGCACTTGAGAATAAGGCATCTATTTTTACGATGTCATTGTTCATAACATCACATTTGTTTTCAAGACCTAGTAGCGATGATGATATTCCTGCCACTTGGCTAGTAACTTGTGCTAAAATAAATTTCAGAATAATAAATAGAAACCAACCTACACCTAAAGCAACTGTAATTGGTACTCCTACTTGATTAATAAAACTAAGTATGTCTCCTGTCATTGTTTACACCTCTCTTTTAAATAATAAAAGTATTTACAATATTATTGCTTTATTCCATACTTTTTAAGATGTGATTCTTGATCTGGTATGTCATACCAATTACAGTCAACCCAATGAGAATCATTTTCGAAATTAAATAAATCTATCTGTGTGATAAACGATTCACCTTTCATCACCTTCTCATCGAGTATTTTAAAGATTGTTCTTCCGTTTTTCTTTATGTATTCTTTCACACCTTCTACATAGAAGTTATTTTCGTGATTTCTTATCTTTATCCAACCTTCTATCATTGGTTTTATCTCTGGATCGTTTTCGTCTCTTATATCACAGTCAAAGAGTGATTCGTATCTATCTTTAATCCAGTTGAAGTGAATACCTACTTCTCCGAATCCCAAAGATATATCAATAATTTCACCTTTTGGGTTTATCCAAATAGTTCTACCATACTTGTCACCGTTATATGCTGTCATATATTATTTAACTTGTGAGCTTCCAAAATAAAATCCTACTAGTGCCAGCATGGTTTGTCGGACTTCTGGAAGAAGAACATATCCGTTCAATTCAATCCAACCATTGTCTTTACTGAAAAGATTTCCAAACAGGAGTCCAAATAATCCACCGGATTTGTTTGCTTCTATTGTGATCGGTTCGTTGAAAAACGCCATAATAAATGGTGCGAAGATAACAGCGAATAAGGTACACAAGGCGATAGTTCTTCTTACTACCTGTCCTGCTCTACCATCTCGTTTGGCCGCTCTATCTGCTGAGTCGTCTGCAACAGCTTGCTTTTTTAGCATCATTTCTAATTGATTTTGTTGTGCCTGTGCCTGACTGGCTATTAGCTTCATAATGAATCCTGAAAGTGAACCACCCAACATTGCTAAAATTTCTACTGGCATATTCTCCGTCTCCTATTATTAAAAAATGTTAGCGAGTATTTATAGACACTCGCTAGAGTCTTACTAAGTTGTTAGTCCTTGCCAAGATGCTTCTTCCATTTAGCTGGAAGTTCATCTATCTTCGCATCAATAGTAGCGGCCGCTTCTTCTGCTTCTGCTACAATTTTATTCAGCTTCTTGATATTGTTTCGAGCAATCAAAGCTCCCGCTACAATACCAACGACTAAACCAATAATAAATGCAATCATGATTACTCCTTTATTTTTTTACTACTAATCCTATTTATACAAAAACTAATCTTTACAAGAGTATCCCTTGTATGTTCTTTTATCCAACTCACCGTTTATGTCTTTAAGAATATCCGAAAGTGTGTTTTCTAATAGAGAATAATATACTGCTCTGTGTATGTCTAGAATAGTCATTGTTTTATCAAAAACTGTCTTTTTACTCGTATCTCTACATACACTTTTTATGAGTTGTTGTATCACATCAGCTTTTTCTTCATATATATTATCCATTCTTCTAAGTATATCACCAAATATACCCTCTTCTTCACAGGATTGTCTCCAGCATAGTCTAACCCTAGGTTGAAATGACATCCATGTTGATCTAAAGTCTTCTAAGGAAGAGTCAAAATAATCGTTTTTTGATATGGTCTCTACAATTTCATTATATAGGCAATCAAGCTTAATGTCAAGCATATCTGTGAACAGCTTTCTTCTT